ACCAACGTAGGCAGCCGGTATGCAATGCCATTCAGCATCATACCCGATCTCGGCCAGCGTCCCGAGAACTCTGTCCAGCCCTCTAGTAAGCAACGCTGCCACGTTCTCCAAGACAACTGCTCTCGGTCTAAGTTCTGAAACCAAGCGAATGGCCTCAAAGAACAATCCGCTTCGCTCTCCATCAAGACCTGCCCCGAGTCCGGCATAGGAAATATCTTGGCAGGGAAAACCGCCGGCAATGATGTCAACCCGCTCAAGGTTTCGGGCGGAACACTCTCGGATATCTTTTTCGCGATGGACTTCCGGCCAATGCTTCGCGAGGACTTTTTGGGCATAATCGTTTATCTCCACTTGCCATTTGCATTCCATACCGCAACGCTCAAAGCCAAGATCGAACCCCCCAATGCCTGCGAATAGTGATCCAAAGGTTAGTTGCGTCATCTTTATTCTGGCTCAAACTTGTGCTCGTTGAGGTATCGCAGCACGTCTCGAGCGTGTGCCGCGCTTTCGTAAGCCGAGATAGTCTCGCTCTCGTAGGCATAGCGACCATCGCCGATGTCGCCGCCTTGCCAAACAACTGTCGCTTTCATGTGGCAGTCCTCCTGGCCGTTTTTTCGAGTCTCCTCGATCTCCAGCGTGGTAAGGTCTTCGTCCCAGTCGGTGATTGCATATTGCTCGCCATCGACTTCGAACGTGTAACTGACCGACTTCTTGTACGCTACTTCTTGCGCCATCGTTTGACATCCTCTCGAACATTCGGGTTGTAAAACGTCCAGGAGGGTCTACGCCACCCCCATGGACCGTCTGGGTCGTGACCAATGCGGAAATGATGCTCCCGGCAAAGCGTGATCAGATTGTCCATGTCCAGCTCCAATTCAGGGTGGTCCTTGAACGGCTTGATGTGGTGGACGTTCAAGTCCCACGACAGACCGCAAGCCTCGCAACGGGGGTGCAGCTCGACGAACTCGTTGCGGACAGCCTGCCACCTCCCCGAGCGTTCGCCGTAAGGAGTCATCGACTCGACCGACTCGACATGCTGCTCGATCGGCTCGTCCGGTATCGGACCTATCGCGTCGGAGAAAAAGTACGCAACGATACCAAGTAGGCAAACGCCGAGCAACGTAAAAAACGCCTCTGCCAAAGCTTTACGTTGGGTCATCTGTCGCCTCGATTCGGCATTGCTGCCATTGGCCGCTCAACTTTTGCTCTTGACTTACGCAAAGAAATGGAAAGCACCCATTGAGAATATAAACCAAAAAGCCGCTTCGCCATTGCTCTTCGTCTGAGTCTCGACACTCGCACGCGATCGGCTTGTTTGCTAGGTCGGCTAGCGTCGGCTCGCGGTATCGTTTTGGGGGGGAGCTCGTCACTTCGATCTTACGACAAGCCACCCAGTCATCGCGGTTTGCGTACTCGGCTTGCTTGGGCTTGATCGGAATCCAATTCTTCGCCGATAGCGACCAATAAAGATCGCTTGCCTGCCTTGGCTCATCCTTTGCCGATCCCAGCATTCGATAGTCGCTTGGCGGTTGCGTCTTCGATGGCTTAGGGGTTGGCTCGCTCGAACTATCCAGGATTTTTGGAGAGTTGGGTTCAGTCGCCAAAGATTGCCTGACCATCTCCACCATTTTCGAAAGCTGCGCCTCGGTTCGCATCGGTCGAATAAAGCCTGGGGTCGGATGCTCAAGTGTTGATCGCGGGACGGTTGCAGAAAAAAACGCCGCAGCAAACGCTGTCATAAACTCATCCGACAGCAAGACCTCGCGGATTGCTTGTTTCATGTCGGCTTGCGGGTCAGGTCGCTCGACTAGCTCAAAATTATCGCCATGCGATATGACTCGTCTGCGTTCGCATTCAGACGTACACTCTAAGCAATCGCTGTCGATCGATCGAACTATCAGCCTTAACCTTTCCGGACTGTCAGTCTTTAATCGCACCACGTTGCCAATCTTAAATTTCTTCATCGCTTCTCCTTTTCGGCTTGGATTTTCTTCTGCGCAACACAAATGACGCACGGCGATAACGCAACAGTGTTGCCGCACGCACACAAATAGCTTGGAACTCGACGAAACTTTACGCCTATCGTCGCTGGAGCGGCTTTTTCTCGACACTCAGGACATCGCTTCGAGTGACCGTGCGTCATCTGGTACTTGCAGCCGCAATCGGAGCATTTGCTGTAAACGGCAGCCTTGCGTTTGGGTTTTATTCGCTGGGTCGGTTTCATCGCAAATCTCCTGCTGTAAAACGGGTAGGGTGTATACTGTGCAGCTCGGACTATGAATGCCTTACGCCATTACGGGAACCGCGTTACCGATTCTTACCAGCCAACCAGCAACTCCTTGTACAAGTCCGTCACTGATCCACACTCTCCTACCCAAAAGGATCGGGCAGGGTTTTCGCCTGCGATGCTTGCCAACTATTTCGCTTCGGGTGTTCAATCCGGTTGACTACACAAGCAACTCGTTAAGCCGCCGATCCTCGCCGTCTCTCCGGCTGCCCTGGGTTTTGTCATTGCCTTTCGGCTGCGCTGGACCCAAAACCAGCAAAAGGATCGTGCAGGTTTCGATCCTGCCGTGCTCTGTAACGGTCCTAGAAACCGCTTCCTCCGGCTTTCCAGTGTGACGCGACACACCGCCGATCCAGTTGCGGGTCTAGGAATCGCACCTAGCACTCGGAGCTTATGAGACTCCGATGGGCGCTAGCCCACCCGCAATAAAAAGGATCGTGCAGATTTTCACCTGCTAATCGACTTGCCTACATTCCGGCGCTTGTGGCTCCGTAGAGCCCTGCAACACCGTGCTGTAGATCGCACCGACCCGATCCTCGCAACTTAGGCAGTTGCCGCCCGATGAGGTTTAGAGGTCACATCGTTTACTCACCTCAATGCCGGGTACGTTATCCGGCGTGCTGTCCGTAAGCACCGTACACCCTCAGCAGCCGATCCTCTCCCCCCGACTGCCGAGCATGGATCAACCGCGTCTTCGACAACGCAGGATAGGTCTTCGCAAGACGCGAGTCGCACTGGCAACCGTCGATCGCACAGGTTGAGCCTCGCTGACGACTTGCACAGCTCGCACAGGCAACGTCACTACCGACACCGCGGCAGAAGCCACGCGAGCCGCACACTGACCTCCGAGGCAGTCCTGAGCCGACGCTGGCAACGTTGCCACCAACAGAGCCACAACCAACATGATTGCCGACCTGATGCTTTTCATAATCAAATCCTCCTGAAACATGGAAACCGAAACCTCAACTAAAAACGACATGATAGCACATTGACCCGTCAACGCAAGAGCAGGTCGGGGAAATTACGACGGCGGGACGTAGTTTGTGTCCAGCGGGATTTGTTCGCCTTCGGGTACTAAAGGGAAGTCTTCGTGTTCAAAATACGCTTCAAAGCCTATTTCCGCAGAACCCGAGACGTTTTTGAGCGTCATGCCACGCGGGTATCCGTACCGCACAGCAAACGCTTTTGTTCCGTTTTTTTCCAAAAATTGCACCATCGAAGCACTGACTCGAAAACGCTTGATACGGGTAGCACCTCCGCTGCGAATAGATTTAGGCATTCCCAAACCTATCTTGCGTAGCTTTTGGGAGATGAAAGGCTCGGCTAAGTACATATCAAGCTCGAACTTGATCCAATCACCGGCCATCAATCACCTCCTTGCACTTCGGACAGTAGACGCGATCCATGCCGTCAGCACTAATAGCAGGAGCCTTACCTAGCGTCGATGCAACAAAGTAGGTCACGCAGCACGCTGGATACCGATGCAGCGCACCAAACAACGCATGGAACGTCGCCGCCGCTAGCCTCTGGGTGAATTCATCTCGCTTTGATACCTCGACAAATACCTCAGTCCTAAATTTCAAAATCGCGTCAAGCGTTTCTCGGTTCATGCTTCTGCAACTCCTTTAACGTGGTTTTTTCGTTCAATCTCTAGGTATCGCAACAGCGCATTGCGAACAAGCAGCATGTTGCGAACAAGCAGCATGAACTGTTCATCGCTCGCTTCGCAAACGCCAAACAAAGCGCCGCCTATGTTCTTTACCGTGTAGCGGATGAACTGAGGTCTTTCAGCCCGATCGGTTAGTCCTACGTATTTGCAAGGGTCAAGTTCTGGCTCCGCTGGAACCTCAAACCAAAAGTACGGCTTGCTGACCGTAATGCGAGTTCCGCGTCTCGGACCATCGAGAAAATACAGTTCGTACTTCTGGTCGCTCATGGCTTCACCTCCTTGGCTACGATTACTTTTTGCAGCCAGTTGCAATTTCGAAGTTCCTCGCCGTTGAGTTTCGCCGCATGGTCCACCACGACACCTGAAAGCCTTCGACCGCGAAACATTTCAATTCCACCGTCGTTGAGACAGTCAATCCCGTAAATTTCAAGATCGCTGCGGTTGGCACTTACAGCCAAACGAGTCGCTTCGAGAAATTCCGTGTTTCGCCAAATATAGACAGCGTTTTGCGGTGCTTGTTGCATTTGCTTGACCGACTCGTGTTCGTCGATGGCGTAAGCGCAGATCCCCTCCATAGCTTTTATTTTCGCAAGCCTAGATTGCAACTTGCTCAACTCTGCTTCCACCCTAGCGATATCTCCTAGCGTCATGCGCTTAGCGTACTGGATTGCTTCCAGTTTATCCTCAAACACGATGTAGCTTTCCTTGGTGAAGCGATCGACTTCGATCTCCTCGACAGGATGATCGTATTCAGCCGCGTGCCTCGTTCGTACCTTGTATGCCTTCATCGTCTTAAGTCTCTCTAGCCGCCGTGTTTTTCGAGTATAGTCGCTTCATGTTGCCACCTGCGCCTTCAGCTTGCAAACGGCTTCCTTCAGGACACCAGCGAGGGTTTCCAGTCCGTTGAGGGATTCGATCAACTCTGGTGTCTCGCAACGCTGCAAACACAAGGTCTTTTCCGTCCCGTCAACAGTCAACACCCTGCAAAATCGAAACACAAACAAGTCTGGATTGCCTTGCTTCAAAAACTCGCTTGGTATCTTGATGGTCGCATCGATCCCCTCGCAATGCGTCTGGGTGAACGTCTTCCACCACGCCAAAAACTCAGACAGTTTCATGTGTTGTCGTCCCATGCAATTCTTCGCGATAGCAAGAACCTCGGCAACTGTCCTTTTTGCACCCACGGTAGCTGTGCGGCTCGCACAAAAAGCCAAGATTCTCCGCAGTCAAAATCGCGTGCCGACCGCTTTGGCAGTTCGCCCCGTCGTCTACCGTCACTCGAATCTCGTCGCCTTTCGGCTTTGGCGTGCCGTCAGAACCACCCATGATCACCTCCCGTATTGGAAACGTTACCACCCCACCAACGCAATTGTACCGCGATGGACCCAGAAACGCAATGACTAGATGGGTTTTTATCGAAGCAAATCCAACCGTCCCTTGCCGAGGATCTCTTTGACGGTCGCCTCTTTGCCGCTTCGGTGGTCCTTAACCAAGCCGCGAGAAAAGTTGTAGGTGCGGACGATGATATGGTCGTGGATCGCTACGTCGCGTCGATCCTTGCGGACCTTTGCCTGTGCGTCGGCTTTGGCCTGGGCGATCCGCTTGTCCAGTTCCGCAAGAGCCATGCGGTAGGACGCTTCGCGTGTCCGGCAGTCGGCGTAAGCTGAAAGACCAGTCGCGTGATCGTGGATCCGACAAGCCGACTCGATCTTGTTGCGGTTCTGTCCACCTGGACCAGTTCCTCGCATGTACTCGATGGTCCGTCCGTTTTTGATTGATTTGGTCATAGCTATCGCCTTCTTGTGGCTTCTGCGCAAAAAACAACTACCAAGCCATCGCCTCGAGAATCGTCTGGCGCATCTTCGCTCTCGTGATCCGCATCGTCGTGGCTCGAGCCTCTTCCAGACTTGCGCATTGCCAATCGTCGAGCGTGTACAACGCCTTGACCGCCTGAGCCGCATCTTCAGCACGACCAAACGTCATTTCGCCGTAATACGCTCGCATTCTTCCAAAGTCCCACGCAATACGCCACCCAGGATCGCGACCACTTTCGCCCCAAGTCAACGAGCCTGGATCCTCGTCGAACGGCTTTTTTACGTCGTCGTAAACCGCTACCCAGCGACCAATCTCTGACATCGTGGCAATCTCCAGTCGCAAAAAGGTAGGTGCTTACAGGTCGATCTCAGGCTCGGCAGGCTGCGGACTGAGCTCCGATCGAATGACAGACAAGCAATGGCTGATCCCTGCTACCAATCCACGGTGGCGTGTGTCGCGGTGTTTATCAAGCGTCCTTTCAAGCTCACCGAGGATCTTGGCTACCTGTGCTGCGGTCAAACCGCCGTCCGGCTTGGCCCCCGATGATTTCGCATCGAAGATCTCAACTTTGTCGACAAGTTGGCTCGGGTCGTGGACGATCGGAACCGACTTCCACTCAGTCCAGCCTCGTTGAACACAGAATCCTCGGGACTGCAACTGCATGTACCCATGATCATCAGCCACCATTCGTAAATCGATCATCGCAAACCTCCAATCGCATCGGACAAACACCACCACACGTCACCGCCGTAAGTATACTCGCATGGACCCGATGACGCAAGTGTTATTCAAACGGGAGCATGCCGCTGGTTTTGCCGACTACGTGAGCAATACGAGCCTTCGCAATTTCCAGATACTCAGCCTCTTGCTCGATGCCGATAAAGCGAAAACCCTCGAGCATTGCAGCCTTGCCAGTCGAACCAGACCCCATGAACGGATCGAGTATCAAACCGCCAGGAGGAGTGACGAGCCTGCATAGGTATCGCATAAGCTCGGTCGGCTTTACAGTGGGGTGATGGTTCAAGGCGAGCCTTGCTTTGTTAAACGCCCCGCCTTCGCATTCGACAACATTGCCTCGCTTTGCCTCGGCTTGCGCTTGGCACGAACGAGCAGAAATTTTTCTATCTAACTTCTCGCACCCCTCGTTCCGATCCTTCTTGCTCGCCTTTGCGCAATAGAAGAATCGAGCTGCTGAACCTGAATCTCTATAGTCACACGTTTCCTGATCGTTGCCTTGTCCATAGCTAGTTGCCGTGTGATTAGCACCTCTCTTGGGGTTATTGGGATTCCCGTTTGCCCTAGCACTGTTGGACTCGGGAAACAACGCCGTTACTTCGCCGCTGCCGTCATGGATGAAGTTGGCAGGCCATCGGCCCAGAGCCTCTGCTTTGGCTACCGATTGGCGTGATCGCTCGGCATTTGCTGCAACCGCCTCTGGGTCGCTCATCCACGGGCGCTCCCATCCACCTGTCATTTGCTGCCCAGCGGTTGCATGACCGCCACTCAGTTTGTCGTTCGTCCCCACCCTGCACCCATCCACGTTGATAGCCCCGGTCCCATGCTTGAGCACGTTCGCTGCTACCGTGTCAGCAAACGGTTTGCGAGCCAGCGTAATAGGCTCCAGTGCGGGTTTCAAGGCGGTTCCCCAGCCGGCCCATTGCCCAGCTTCGGGGGTTGCGGGAGCGGTCAACTGCTTCCATTTCGCGGATTCAATCGATTCGCTCCCCACAAGTTCGGTACCTCCACGCGCCGCACGGCATCCACCGCGCACAAATTCGCCGGTACCAGCACGCTCCGCCCCCGCCGCCTTGTCGATCGCCTTCGATACATCCATCGACTTAGGGAATCCGCTTCCGTACACCCAGGCAATCATATCGCGTATCTCGAAGCCTGCAAATCGAATAGACATAGCCATCCAGTCCTGCGTTCGAGTCCCGGCAAACGCTAGTAAATGCCCACCGGGTTTGAGCACCCTAAAAACCTCCTTCCAGATGATAGGCTGCGGGACAAACGCATCCCATTTCTTGCCCATGAAACCGCTCCCTTCAACTTCAAAATAACCTTGCGACACCCAAGCCGCCATAACCTTAACAGGGTCCGGCGCCTTTCCTAGCCCATAAGGCGGATCCGTAACAATCGCATCGACCGAGCAATCCGCAAGGGTCTTGAGTACGTCGAAGCAATCGCCGTGGTGTAATTCATATCGCATTTCAGTCCTGCTTTCCCTTGCTCCACTCAACCCCAATTCTTGCCGCTCGCATCACCAACTCCTCGTTGGCTCCTTTGGCAAGGTAATCCATCACCGCGCAAATCAAATACTGCTCCGCATCCTCCAGCTTCTCGCCAGCCTTGAGCCCCTTCGGGTCGTGATCCATCATCCCGCTAAGACGATAGCGGTTCAATCGCCGCTCAGGAACCCTATCAGCGTAAATCTGATACCAACGTCGCTTTGTCTCAACACCACTGTCCATGAACCCACCTATTGAAACAAAAGTCCGCTGGATTGCTTTACTGCTGCATCAATTCTGGTTTCAGCCAGCTTGATGTACGCAGCGTTTAACTCAATGCCGACGTACCTTCTGCCGTTGAGGATAGCAACCTCGCCTGTTGTTCCGCTGCCGTTGAAGGGATCGAGAACCACACCGCCCTTTCGAGAGCCGGCCAGAACGCAAGGCTCGATCAACGCAGGCGGAAATGTGGCAAAGTGAGCACCCTTGTACGGCTTGGTTGTAATCGTCCAGACCGAACGGCGATTGCGTGTAGCTTTCACCAAGTATGACGGCGCGTCGCTTCGCTCGTTTCCTGTAGGCTGCTCGCTTCGACCAACTTTTTTCTTGCCGTTAAAATTGCCTGTTTTTCCCGCGTACACTGATGGCTCCTGCATAGCCTCGCTGTCGAAGTAGTACCTTGCCGACTTGCTCAGCAAAAAAACGTACTCATGCGCCTTGGTACAGCGATCCGTAACGCTCTCGGGCATCGGGTTTGGCTTGTGCCAAATGATGTCCTGCCGCAGATACCAGCCATCAGCGCGTAGGGCGAAGGCCAGCATCCACGGAATGCCAATCAAGTCTTTTGGTTTTATGTCGCCATATTCCTCTGTCGGTATTCGCCAAAAAAAGTTCGTCCCACCACCCTTCCCCCAGCGAATCTTTGTGCGAATGGGAGGCATCTCCTGTTTAGCACCAACGCCGGGGCTTTCTTTCTTTCCGCTTCGCTGCATGGACGCATAGCTATCCCCAATGTTTAGCCACAGCGTTCCGTCGTCTTTCAAAAGCCGCTTGACTTCGCGGAATACCTCGACCATTCGAGCAACGTATTCCTCCGGCGTAGACTCAAGCCCTATTTGTCCGTCCACTCCGTAATCGCGCAAACCAAAATACGGAGGCGACGTTACGCAACAATCAACCGTCCCTGGCTCCATCGATCGAAGCACAGGCAGACAATCACCGCAATGCAATGTGTAAGGTTTCATGCCAACAGTCTACTCGCATAGACCCGATGACGCAAGTGCTTTTATAAACGCGGGAGACGGGGATACCGCTACCGTCTCGTGCGGACGGGTGGGGGGTCCGGGTCGTTTTCCGTTGGTCCGCATCGTCTCGCGTCGTTTCGGTCGTCGTGCGGTCCGCATCCACCACCGCGCGGAAAAACGGATACCATGGTATCCAAAACGTGTCAAATAGGGTCGTTCGTTTCGATCACCACGAAACACAGGGAAAACACCCTGAAATCCAGCAAGAAACAACGCTTCAGCAAGGCTATACCCGTGGCAACGTGCCATTGTGGCATCCATCAGCGATCCGGCAGCATTTCAGCCAACAACGACCTGATCTCATCGATTGCCATCCGTTCGCGTCGCACCATATCGCGCTCGTCTTCCACATGCGCAGAAGCTTTAGCCGCGACATCCACGAACTTTGCGTAAGCTCGGATCGACGTTTCCAGCCACCCCAACGCCGCCCAAGATGGCGCGGGACTCATCGCCTTGCGCAAATCGACGATTGCGCGGTCCCCGAGGTCACGGACCACCGACAGCCGGTTCGCTTGCACCCACTGGATTTCTTGCGCTAACGTTGCGTTCTGCGGCAGCGTCGGCCACTCCGATGGAACGTCGGACAGGCCGGTGACGGCGGCCTCGTCTCGCGTGCGCGCCTGGATGGCTCCCGTTACGTCGTTTCGCGCGGTCGGGTAGTCGACGCCCCCTGCCTCTTCTCGCGATTCTTCCCCCGATGGTTCCGCAGGCTGGATTGGCGGGAACATCTCCACCAGTTTCGCGTAAACCATCTGTTGAGCTTCGCGCTTCTCGACGCCGCTTCGCCTAGCCTCGCGCATTAGATCGTCGCGGATTGGCTCGGCTTCGCTCCATCTACCCTCGCGCCTCAATCGCGTCACAACGTCCAAGATATCCACTTCGCGTTACCCTCAAGACACAAGGATTCCTATGGTTCCGCAGCTTGTTTATCGACGCCGCAACCGATCCGAAGATCCCGACTAGCCATTGGCTACCCCTCGCGTCTATTCGGCAGTGTAGGCTTTCGCCTGCTCACCGACAGATTGACTCCACTCCGGTGGAATCGCTCGGCGATCCCTTGGACTGTGCTTTCGCCTTAGTCGCTCGGTGGGACCGCATACCGTTCGATTTGCTTCCAAGATACCACTCCGAGCATCCCCGTCAACTATTTTGGAAAAAACTAGATTCTTTTTTTATTTGAGGTGGACCCTAGTTGACATTGTGCCGTATGGTACTTAGGATCATATCGGGCGGCACGTTGCCACCCACACAACCCCGCGCCAGTGAGACGGCGCACATTTTGGAGATGATGACGATGAGCGATTCTAAGCTATTTGCAAGCGATCCAAGGGACTTTGCGCTAGAGTTGGTTGAGAACGGATTGGTAACCGCCGCCCATTTGCTACTTTGCGCCCTCAAGTACATGAGCACCGACGACGTTCGAGACATGCTTGACGCTAACGAGCTGTCCCCCCGATTCGACGAGGACGAAGAGGATAGCGAAGCCGACGAAGACGAGTTGGAAGCCTGGATTGCCCAGTTCGACAGCGACGAGTACGACGTAGAAGCGATGAAAACCGACATCGCTACAAATAACCTGCAAATCGGTCGTGACGATCACACCGACAAGTACCGACACGAAAACATCATTGCTGAATCGATCACCAACGGAAACTTCACCCAAGCCAAAGAGCAATGCACCCGTTACGGCTACGACTACGACGAGATGCGTAGAATCTACGGCTAATCCGCTGCCAGTGCTCACCCGAGGGGACCGCCCGAGTCCCCGAGGGCCTGCACTGTTCGCAGGGTTCACAATCACTAGGAGATTTTGACGATGAAGCTCAAACACGGCCAAAAGGCGATTTTCTACACTCCCTCAGACTACTCGACGTACAACTACCACGAGCAGTACATCCATCCGACGATCTACATCGGACCATGCAGGGTAGTCGATACCATAGAGTCACTGCGGCACGTTGGATGCCGCGACGAAGAATACTACCTAAAGAAAACCAAAGCGTTACGCGAAGCGACTGGCAACACCCTGTACATCGAAAAAACCAATAGCTTTGGCAACGAATTGTCCCTGAAGTGGCAATCCCATCGTGAAGGACACTCAGGGGAATGCTGGTATCCATCGCTTTATAGCTGCCGGATCGATTCGTGCGGATTCGACCCCGAAACCATCGCCATTGCTTCCAAACTCGCCAAGCTCGCCCAGCACGGTTGGAACGCGCAGCCTTTGCAAGTCGTGGAAGCTCTGAAGAAAATCAAGGCGATTTGCATCGTGTGGCACAAGCAAGCGGATAGCTTCATCCTCGCCGATCACCTCGCCGATGATATGTTTGGGCTGCCTGAGCACCTCCGCCAAGGCGATAGGGTTTTTGCCTGATCCAGTACGCGCACGAGGGGACCGCCCGAGTCCCCGACTGCCTGCACTGTCGCAGGACAATCACCTTTTTCTGGAGACGATACCATGGCATTTCAAGTCAGTACCGAGTTGCGGTCGAAGCGAAAGCACCTGATGCGAGTAGGCGAGTCTCGCATGGATTACCTAAAGCGGGCAAAGTCGAAACTCAAGACGGCGGAGGCTGAATTGCTAGCCAGCGACCCGCTCTACGGTCGATGCCACCGATCGTTTCTGGTTCGAGACACGATGGAACTGGTCCAGTCTTGGTTCCCCGACATCGGCACCTTTGGCGTAGAGCACGTTAGCGCAGGGCAAAACAAACGGTCACCTGCAATCGATTATCTAAACACTGGCGACCTCTACGACCTTACCCTTGTGCGCACCAACGATCGATACCGTATCGCTTGCGTCGGAGACATGATCGAACGTGGCAACTATCAATAAAACCAACGGAGAAAAAACATGACCAACTTAGAACGCAAGACCAAGAAGCTACGCAACGCATTGCGAGACCTGTACGGAGACGACGAATCTCTTGATACGATCATATCGGAGGCGCTCGCCGACTTGCGGCATCTCTGCGATGCAGACGACGCGAGCTTTTCTGATCGTGACCGTATCGCGTACCAGCAATACTTGCACGAGAAAAATACTCAGATGCGTTTCCAGTTCGAAGACGCATAGTACACGACCGAACAAGCCTTTTCGCGGGTAGGCTCCGCTTTTCATTACTTGGAGATTTCTAACATGCTACGAACACTGAAAATCGTTCACACCACCTGGGGAGTATCCCAACACAGTCACGAGTTTGCGCCGGGTATCGTGCTGCATTCGACGGCAGGACACGGAGGAATTGTGCTGAGTGCTGCAAGGCACAAGGAGCTACAGGCAAAATTTAAGTTCGGAACGTTCGCGGGAGGGTCCAACTACGAAGAAGATTGCGATGCTGCGGTTGTCGTTGTGGCGTTTCCGCAATTCTTCACCGAGAAACAGCAGCAACAAGCAAGATCGCAAGTGTTAGCCAATCCCGAGTATTACGGCAACGTTGCCGCATGGGTCAAGGCGAACTAGGACAACCAACTACAAGGAGATTTTTACGATGAACCAACAAATGCAAAGAGAGATCGGAGCACGACGGGGAGCGATAATGCTCTATAAGGCGAATCATCTCGTATGCGACCTGAAAAAAGGCGATTTATTTTGCTTTCCGAACAGTCCTCACGTTTTTGAATATCGTGGTCGAGGGTGGTATAGGTCAACCGCATTCCCAAATTCTGGCATGACGTACAGAACAGGCACGTTTACGGCATGTTTCCCGCAGTCGGCAATGTGTTTGGCAGCAAGCTAGCCACGTTTCGCGCGTGAGTCCATCGAACGCCCCGGTGGACAATCGCCTGCAACGTCGCAGGGTTCACAACAACACAGGGAGATTTGAATTATGGCAAAGTACACGATCACCTACGCATTCGACTGCCCATGCTACGGCAACGTCGAAATCGATGCGGACTCACCGGAGCACGCTGCGGAAATCGCAAAGCAAATGTACAAGGAGGATACGCTGATCGATACATGGGATGCTTCGCCTGAGGCCGGATGCGAGAACTATCGAGTCGTTTCAATCGCAGGCGACAATGACGGGATAGTGGAAGTCGTAGACGACGGTTTCGACCTGGACGACGACGCCTGCGAATACTGCGGGGGTCAATGCACCGACGACAGCGGATGCGATGCGCACATCAGCAACGGCGAATCCGCATCACCAACCAACTGACACCACTACAGTAACCAATACCAAAGGAGATTTTCACGATGTGCATGTGCAAACAACCTACCATCAACGGACAATACGGCTACCAATGGAATTCACAAAACGAAATAGGAGTATTTCCGGTCCACGCTCCTGCACCGCGAGAACTTGACGAGATTATCATCGACGAGCCTGGGCGATGCGGACATGGAATCGACTCGCATTGCCTGCACCTGCGAGTAGTCAAGAGTTGCGGTATGTACTACCTGCTAACTAACAGTCATGCTGGAGTGCATCGTTTGCAACTAGCAAGCTCTTTTGCTGTCTCGGTACTGGAGAAAATGGATAGCGATAGTCGCTACTGGACTTTGCAAATGATTCACCACACTGCGCAACGCGAAGCGAGAGAGGCAACGCAAGAAGAACGAAAGTTTTGGCGACAAGCCGCCGCTGACAATCGCATCAAGACACGCAAAGTACGAAACGAAAACCGAGTTAATGTGTGGGTGTTGAATCACGACAACGGAACGCTTTCTAGGTCGCTTGGCTAACACGAGGCGTTTCGCGCCTGAGGGGGCTCACCTGAACCCCCAACGGCCTGCAACGTCGCAGGAACACAATTACACAGGAGAACAGAACGATGGCAGATCGATTTCACGGCACGGTTTATTTGGGTGGGAAACTAACTCAAGAGCAGTTTAGGAAGTGCGCAGAACTGCTAGAGGATTGCTTAGAACACGGCGACGAGCTGAACGAGGACGGTTCGGCAGCGTTCTCCGAATGCACGAGCAGCGATTTCCAAGGCATCGTCGAGTATTGCACATCCAACGGTATCGCCTTGTCCTTGCATTGGGATGCAAAATGGGAACAAGAGGCAAACGTGGAATACTGGGTGGACGGCGAATACAAGCAGTTTTTCGCCGCTGGTGATGGAGACATTGCCGTTAGGCTGGCTGAACTGCAAGAGCACTCCGATATGACCATTGCCGAGTTCATCGCCAAAATGGAGATCCCCGACTTCCCGGACTTCGAGATTGTCGAGAGTCCCGCACCGCAACCCGCCTAGCACCGCGATAGAGACGCGAACACGAGGGGATGCGCCCAATCCCCGACTGTCCGCGCCCCTGAGTTCCAGAGGCAGGATAGCACCATTGCAAAGGAGATTGCACACACCATGACATCCGTAACGATTAAGACCGTCACGGCTCCCCCGTTTTTCGAACGCGGCACAAGGCTTACGCCACGGCTGCACCTCGTTGTAGACTACACGCGGGGAGGGACCAGCCAAATCAATGGCAAGACCTATCCCCGAGGGTATCAGATTTCGGTACGGTTCGACCGGATCGCCGACGATGGCGAGATATCGCAGGTCATCGACGGCAGGGGAGATCCGTCGCTGTGCATTGAGCCATCACCACGATTCACAAAAAAGCGACTGGACAGCATTGTTGCCGAAGTCTATGGCGAGCAGCATCAATGGCTCATCAGAGAATTGTACCAGCAGGCGAAAGCGGACCGCAGCAGCCACGTTTGGCCGGAGTGCATCCTGCCGCTAAAGGACAAAGAAGCGGGTTTACACGAAGCGGTTGTATCTGTTGTCAACGGGGAGTCGTAAGCAAATGTTTATTCAGAAGATCGTATCTCAACACCGTAGCGATTTTGTAGCGATTATGGAATGCGAGCATTGCAGCGACACGCATAGGCTTGAATCAGGCTACGATGACGTTTTCTATCACGCGAGGGTAATTCCAGCGATGGTATGCAAGTCATGCAAGAAAAATCGATCCGGCGCAGTGATCGAACCACCAACCAGCGAAAATCAGCACATAGCGGAGACGCTCGACCAATGAAAACATGCACGAAGTGTAAGCAGGAAAAGCCGCTCGCCGAGTTTGGACGCTACACGCGAACCAAGGACGGCTTGGACACGCAATGCAAGGAATGTCGGCGTGCCAAGTTGCGAACCCCAGAGTCACGCAACCTGCCAGGGAATCGGCGGCAATGGACCGAAGGCATGATGCGGCACCTCGAACTAGGACCAGGAGACTATTGATATGGCAAGATGGATTTTGCTAGTTTTGTGCCTGTGCAGCGGTTGCGCAGGCTATCGAACACGAGTTACATTCACCAAGATCGACGGGAAACCAGCGATCAGTTTTGAGATCGAAGAATCAAGGAGATTGGACCATGAGAATCGGTAGTACAGTGCAGATCGGACGGCGCAACGAGAATTACGAACACTCGGCTGTGCCAGGATCACCATCCGGTATTGTCATCGGAATCGACAGCGAGGAATGCGACAATCACGACCGCATCAATTCGGTGACGATCCGATGGCAAGATGGCAGGATCGAAACGCTCAATCCCGAAGGGGAGGACTCAGGAGGCGACTGGGAGTTGGTCGACACGACCCCGCTGCTCTATGCCAACCTCTACCTGCACGACCGCGCCTACGGCGGCTCCGAGGAGGGTGGATGGTGGTACGATACCTACACACCTGCCGATGGCGATTGGGACACCGAGCCGCCAAAGCATGGACTGTGCGAGTCGGTTGACGCTGCCAAGGCGGCTTACGAAGCGTTGCAGTTGTGGTGCGACGAAGAGAACAAGACCCGTCGCAACCCGCATAGCGTGGCGTCCGAGGGTCATTACGTTGTTTGGCTTGAAGCGTGGCCGGCGGAACACTCGCCTGCACGCAAACCCTATTACTGTTGATTGGAGGCAATCGTGGATATTGTCGACTGGATTGCTTTGGGAGTCTTGTACGTTGCAGGCTCCTATGGTTTGGCGGTACTTTTGCAGGATGTTATTTTCCCGGCGATAGCTGGAAAGGATGAATGGGATGACAACTAAACACATCGAAGCATTTTGGAAAAACGCAACGGCTGACGATGTTGCGCGGGTGATGAAGGGCGAAACGGTGGAGGCTAGGTTTCGCAACTCAGAAAGGCACGAATGGGAGCAAAGGGTTTTGCGCGGGTGGTATCGATATGGAGGGGACGAGAAGTTTTGGGATCAATGCGGATACCAGTGGCTCAAATGCCAAGTCTACCGCGAGCCCTCCTGGTACGCCAACAAGCCCGATCCAGGGCCGGGGTGGAGGCTGCTGGATAAGTTTCCCGATGAGCCAAAGCTTGCGACGGATGAGACATGGAACAGCGATGGGCAGATGTGGGTTCCGATCACCAAAGAAAACGGAAAGCAAGATCCGACCGTGTGGTATCGCCGGCGCATCGAGCAACTGCTGAGCGGTCATCGTTGGCTAGCCAACGGAGATAGGCTTGAGTCCGGGGATCTGTACTACGAAAAAGGGTCTTTGCTCGAAGTTGGTCACGAGTACTGGGGCAATAATGTTATGCTTACCGAGGCGTTTATGCGCAAGATCGAGCAACCGAAGCCTGAGCCGAAGCATTACGTTTTGCGGGTCGGCGATACGGTCGAGACGCCGAGCGGCGATCGTATCAAGTGCGTAGAGCCGGGCGTCGAGCAAAGGCACTACAAGCTCAGAGTCACCGATACGATCAGCACCCCCAACGGCCAGACTATCACGATCACGGAGAAAGGCTTTGAGGTGAAGCAATGACTCAGGGAACTAAACCAACGCCGCGAGAGTGGTTCGTCGAGGCGATCATTCGCGACAAGGGTAATTCGGCAGACGAAGTGTGGGAAGCGTTTTGTGCGTTCGCACAGCAGCGGCTCAAAGAGGACTACCCCGACTCGTCATACGCCGCACTGGTGTTTGACGGAGGGGACGGCGAGATCATTGGACTGGAGATGCACGAATGAGCATAACACGCAATCACACCCAAGGTTTTCCGCACATACGCTGGTTGATCCGCAGGGATTTGCCAGCAGTGCTTAGAATCGAGGACGCTTCATTTCGGGTGCCTTGGACCGAGGACGAGTTTGTTCGGTCGCTTCGACTGCGCAATGTCATTGGCATGGTTGCTGAACATCAGGATATGGTGATCGGCTACATGATCTATGAGCTTCACCGAGACAGCATCCACTTGCTGTCAATCGCAGTGCATCCCGACTTCCGGCGACAAGGTGTCGGCGCGGCTATGCTTGCCAAACTGGTTTCCAAGCTGTACCAGCGCAGAGGAAAGATCACTACCTTGGCAAGCGAGATCAACTTGGATGCTCAAGTGTTTTTAAGGGAGTACGGGTTTCGAGCGACAGAGGTAGTCAAGGATCACTACCGCCCACATGAGGACGCATACTTTTTTGTGTACCGACAGCCGGTGACTGCATCGGTATAGATCGCTCACCAACCACGCAACGCTGACACTCGCTCATGGGGTGCCAGCGTTTTTTCGTTGGTCTATTGCTCCGAAGACTTTCGAGCCTGCGCAAACCGTAGCAGGTCGATCGGTTGCACTCGCCACATCGCACGTTGCGCCTTGTTGGGTCGAACGTCCACCGCAGCCAATTCTCCGCTGTCGATCCAGGTCTGAACTGTGCGACGGTTCACCCGCATCTTGTCCGCCACTTCATCGACTTTAAGCATGTCGTTTTTCATAAATGCAACAACCTCCTCTATCTCGATTCTCCGAGGTGCTCTCGGTGAAGTCAACTCCAAGTAGGCAACGAGATCCCAGTCGTGCAACCGACGCTCGGCAAGCAATGCAAGCTGTCTTGCTTCCGGCCACTGTCCCGCATCTCCAAGCGAGTCATGGCACCAGCGGCAGACGACGAGCAACGCGAAAAGCTTATCGAGCGACTTTTGCCGATGCACCCCCCTGGATATCTCGTGGACATCCAGGGGGATCACTGAGCCGGTAAAATATTGACGATCGCACACCTCGCAGCACCCAACCGATTCACGGAGGCTGTCCCGAACAGGCTTAGCCGCCATGAATCGTGCTCGTGTCTTGTCGCTCATTCGCTTCATGGCTAGAAAGGTGCTCCGCCAGTCGATGGAGAGTCTGGCTTGCTAGATTGAGCATTGCTGCCGCCTTCTTCTTTCGGAGTAAAAGACAAGCTGAGAAACTGCGTGCCGTTCTTTCCGTCCTTGAGCCAGCCCGATATCCACATCTTCTGACCGTTGATTATCGCATCCCCTTTACGATCTGGAAGTTTCGAATTTTTATCGGTTTTCCTGTCGTTGACGAAAAGAGTTCCGCTGTTGTCGCGTTGTTCGTAAGGCATACTAAGTCACTTCCTTTTGCGAGCCGTGAGTTTTTACATTGTGGCAATGCTCGCACAGCACCACAAATCCGTCTGCTTCACATAGCAGACGCTCTACAAATCCTGGGAGATCACTGTACGCTAGCAACCTCCCTACTGGAACCACATGGTCGACTTCAACTTGCTTCTGCGGGAACCACTGCAAGCATTGGCTGCATTGGTGCTCGTATTTCAGTCGCTTGTTGTCGCTCTGACTCGGACGCCGCGAGGCTTCCATCGCACGTTGTAACGGACGCCACTTGCGAGACATCAGCCGCAGGTTCGATCGGATGAACGCCCAAAACCCAGCCTCGGTCATGGTGTTGTCGGCTCGGGTTCTAGGAACCCGCTGTTTCTTCGGTTGCTTTCGCATCACCATCTCCCCCTGTTTCCTGCTTGATACTGATACTTTCTTCATCCCTGTCCTTGTCTCGCTCTATCAGCATAGCATCGGCAATGGCGTAAGCGTCCCATGCTAAGCGACCTGCAATTGACAAGCTTTCCAAGTCGCTATCTGAACCCCATCCCATCGCCATTGCGTCTGCTGCCAAACTAGAGAAATTGCGCTCTTTTGATTCTTGCTTTTTGCACCCAGAGCCATCAAACACAATATATGCTTTAATCAAGCTTTGCATTGCGCCAATTGCAATTCGATCCCGCAAGTCTTTTGCGGCAGCAATCCCTCTCTCTTTTGAAGCTTGCTCGAAAGCTTGCTGCCATGCTTCGCACTCATTTGTTGTATCCATCGTCAAATCTCCAATTAAAACAGTTCAACCAAATCCAACCACAGACCACCTGCGGTTAGCAACTCCCTCATATCCTTGTGCGGCTTCGGGACCATCACCCATCGGGTGTTGAGTTCCGCAGCCACCTTCTTCGCGCCGAACAGTCCAGGCCAGCAGAACGCGCACCCTCGGCAGTTCAGCGTACAGCTCGGCACGCGTCCTCGTTTCTCAGGCACTTCGTCACGCTCACCAACTACGATCACTCGCTTGTCTGGACAGCATTGCTTGACCATCCTTCGAACGTACTCGCCACCGTGGGTGTTCGATGCTCGACCAATTGCGCAAAGTCCTGCCGACTCGCAAGCCGCAACGTCCGATCCCCCCTCAACGACCCAAAGCGGACCAGGACGGCTGAACCACTCCGAGGTGTAGAATACGCCGGTGGAACCTCCCTCGTTGGTACGCTTGGCTCCATCGACATACCTGCGAACATATCCGATACAACGTCCGTTGTGGTCGCGACTCGGCCAACTCGAAAACTCTGCGCCGTTCCATTCGTCCCATCCAATGCCAACTCGCATCAATTCAAGCGATTCGACGGAGACTGCCAACGTGTCAGCAATGGCGCAACGCTTGTCGTGTGCCTTCTCATGGTCGAACATCGCTCGGCACTCCCTTGTCCAGTCAGGCTTCTTCGGGACGGTCTTCGTCGGTGAGACTGGCGGCAACGGGTTGGACAGCACATGGATCCATCCCATGGTCCCGTCTTTCGCCGCACTCGGCTTGTCCGAATCGACTCGCATACACCGCACAGCAGAGCCGTCTACGGTCCTGGTGCAGTAGTCAGGCTTGCCGCACACCGGACATGGCTCGCGCCGTGATGCTCGCTTCCATTCGCTCATTTGGCTGTCCTTACGCAAATCCTTCGTTTTTCTCGACCAGCATCCATTGCATGTCGCCGTGTCGCTGATACGTCATGCCGCGTAGAGCACTATGCAGCACAATCCGCCAGTCGTGGTCGGGATCCGCTTTCGCGAGCTCCTCGGCTTGCGCAACTGTCATGCACTCTTCCCAATCGTGCTGGTCTTCCATCCAAATCGTCTCGCCGTCCTTAGTCAATTCCGCCAAACCGAAGCCAACGGCGATTCGACGCTCTGCGCAGATTTGCGACTTGGTGTCACTACAACACAAGCAAGGAGCGGGTCCGCCTTCAATCGCTGGTAACAGATAATTTTTTTCGCTCATTGTATCGCTCTCAGTTTCACTTCCTTTGAAGCATTGACGCCTATCGTAACTTCCTGTCCCTTAAACCGCACGATCGCCAACAGGATCGCTGTATTCCCACCCATGATGATCTCAGCACCAGCAGCCAGCGGTCCGTGTGTTTCGCCGTTGATAGCAAGCCACGCATGCTTGCCGTCGATCACTCGCACCAACTTTACCGTGTTGACGTAGCCGAGGTGTTCCATCTCGATCGAATCGCCAGGGTTGCGCTTGCAGATCCAGTAACCGGCGCTCAAAATGCCACCTCTTCCGTTCGCTTCGCAATTAATGCCCTGGCAAAGCGAAGGCCGCTTGAGTACGCCGTATGGCACAATACCGTTGTTGCTGCTCCTTTGCTCCCTAGTTTGATGCTGCGACTAGCAGCTTCCATTTCAGCGATTTCCGCATCAATCCGGTTTAGGATTTCTTGGTCGGTCATCATAGCCCCTCCCCTTCCGTGACTGTAATACCAAACGGGATGCAAGCACTACGATTATCCTCTTTGTCGGCGTCTTCTCGACGGTCGAAAAAGTTCGCCGAGTTGTCGTCGTAGATGTTAAGCCAGCCTTCGAGCCGCACCGTTTTCTTTGGCGGAGGGGCTAGGTTGTAGGGGTCTTCTGCTGCCTTGTCTCCAAAACAATACCATCCATTAGCGTCCCACTCTCTAGCAAACCACCTGCCGCTACCGTCTTGCAGTTCGCCGATGTAAATCTTTCGGTTTTCGCAAAACCGATGGATAATCGCATCGCATCCATTGGTCAGTTTAACCGGCCCGATCTGCCATTTTGGGTTACTCACGATTGCGCCTCCTTTACGAACACTCCGTCAATCATCTTACCCTTGCGGTCCTTGATCTCTTCCCATGCGATCTCCCTGCATTCGTCGATATCGATGACCAGTTGACAGCACATGACCGCCAAGACCACTTGGATATCGCCGATCGCGTCCTTGATGTCGTCGATGTCGTTGTCGAGTATCCCCTCGTAAAGCTCACTGCATTCCTCATTGAGTTTATCCATCTGCTTTCTCGGCGTTGACCCCTCGATCAAATTACGATCCGCCGCCCATTGTCGAACACGTTCTTTCCACTCGCTCATTGTTGCTCTCCTTCGTTAGTTGCTGATGGTCCGACCGATTCCTGCCTCTGTTCGTCGACAAAATATTTCGCCTTGCCGTGATCCCAAGACAGCCGCCTACCTTCGGAATCGTAGGTCCGCTCAAACAGCCCCCATTGAGTGAACACCCCTACGCAATGGAGCGTTGTACCGCAAGTCGATAGCCTTGTACCGAAGTAGTAGCACGGGTAGCCGTCGTGGCTTGTAGTTGCTGCGAAGTTGATCACGATGTCACCTCCGCGCCAAAGGGCTCGGTTGTTCCGTCGAGATTGTCGAAAACGTAGCGGTTAAATACGGCTTGATAAGCCTCCTTAGATCCTCCAAAAATCACGCCCCAATCATCGTAACTTGCTACTTGATACGTGAGGTAAACACCGTCGCTTTCGGCAGTTGTCGACTTAATCCACCGATCCCGATGCGGTGCATACTCAGCCTTATTTGCAAATGCGCGATACTGCTTAGGCTTCCCAATTTTTAACCACAAGACCACCACAAACGGGACGATCGCCGCAAGTGCCATCAGGCAAAGCATGACCACAACCCCGAATCCGTTGCTTGGCAAAATAATCATTCCGAAATCTCCTTCTTTACTTTTCCTATAACCCTAAAAATTGGAAACGACATCGCATATCTGTCTGCGCTTTGCAACTTGTGGTGCTGCAAGTGATTCGTTCGAACCGACCATCCCCACCATGTTTTAGGGGTGTAGTTGCAATGACAAGAAAAGTGAATGAATTCGTAAACCGAAAGCATCACCAGGACCGTAGCGTGTGCTGTGTAAATCCTAGGAGTCGTGAACGCGAACGCCACCGAAAGCAGGTAGTAATCAGCGATCACCCACAGGTCCGGCAGCCCCGTTTCTGTAGTTGGTTCGTCGTGGTGCCGATCGTGCGTCTTGCGAAAAGGCGTCCAACTCCATTCGTGAAACACCCACCTGTGAGCGATGTACTCGAACGTCGGCCACAGTGCAACGATCAATCCGGCGATGATCAGATCCCGCGTTCCGACCGGCCACAGCAGGATCCTGGCGACCACAGCGACCACCGCCGATAGAACGATCAAGCCGCCTCGACTGCGAAGGAACAAAACGATTAAAGATCGAAGTTTCATGGATTGCCTCTACTTGTTTGATCGCTTCCCTAGAAACTCTGTTGGTCTTTTCGAAGACCACTTCCATTGCAGTTCCAGCACGTTCCAGGACCGTCATCATCAAAGCCCCATCGACCAGACCCCGCAGCCACTGAGTCGACAAAACCATCACCCCCGCAGTTCATGCAAGGTGGCTCGGGACCGTCGTTATAGCTCAGATCCTCCAGGTCAGAATCGGCAACAGGTTGTTGATCAATTGGCTGGGTCATGACTTCCTCTATGTAAACAACAGAACTATTAGGAACACAGCACCACAAAAAAACAACGCTACTGACATTGCTGCTTTTCCATTGTTCCTTCGACACCTAATGAATACGCCATCCCGAAGCGGGTTGGCTATAAAACGAAAATAATCAAATCATTCGCACATCGCCTAAGACGATGGCAACCGAATCCTGCTTGTACTGCTTTCTGATTTTTGCAACGGTTTGAAACATTGCAGCAACTTTGGTTTCCTGGATTGAAACCACCCAGCAAGCATTTTGCCACGGCTTACTGCCTTCGCTCGACCCAAAAAAATGCGTCTCAATACCGTCTGCTGTTGTAGCCGAATGCACAGCCGCGACGTATTCCGACCATTCCTGCTGCGTCAACTTATTGTCACTGTTTCCAACCTGAATCGTTGCGATCATATTCACCTCCATACGCCGCCCCGAAGTGAGCTGGCTATAAAACTTCATCGCCAAAATACTGCGGAGCGTACGTCCGCACTTCCTCGCAAAACAAACACCGATCTTTATCGGTATCGTCGATGGCCTCCCAATCGTGCGTACACTCCTCGAAGTCCTCGGCGAAAGCAAAATTGCCGACGGGAGCTGATAGCCTGCCTTTGTGATCGTAAACCATCCACTCGCCAACATTGACAGTGGCCAACTGACCGCTTGCCATCTTGACGCAAATGCTTGTGCCTTCGTGCGTCGCCTTCGTGCCATTCGACCCTAGCCACAAAATAAGCGAATCCATTTCTTTGTTGTCCGGCTCGTTGTTCGTTGTGAACTGCCGAGCCTCAACCCACACCGCTTTTCTTAGGTATCTTGTCATTATTCACCTCCATACGCCGCCCCGAAGTGGGTTGGCAAAAGGATCGGCAACCTTGGACAGTTGCTCAGCACGCCGCATGAAGCGAACATTGGCTGATCCCCTGGACGATCCTGGTTCGCTATTCCGTTGGACTACCTCCTAGCCTCGACGATTGGAATATTCGCCTCGGTAGGGACGTAGATAATCTGCTCGATCTTGTCCGACTTGACCGCCTCGGCAAACGCACCAATGAATTCCTGAGTGCGATACTCAGGGTATTCTTTCGATGCCTTGCCAACGATCGAAATTGCATCGGCTCGAAGCTTCGCGGATTCAAGCTCTGCTTTCGCTTGCTCAATCTGGATTTTGCGCTCTTGCTCGGCTTGCATCAATGATGCCTTGCCAGTCATTCCAGCCGACCAAACTTTGTAGTAAGGCAAGCCGAACATCCCGACAGGGATCGCCAAGACAACCGCCACAACGCACCCAACGATAAACTTTTCCACCGTGTCCATAATCAAAACCTTTCTTTGAGTAAAAAACAAAACCTATTCCGCTGGCCCCTCGATCGCTGGTAGTTCGTTTTCGATACTAGCGTTCTCGAGGCACAAGTCTTTGAACTCTAACGCCCATCGCTCAGTGACGATCTTTCTAGCGATCACCTCAATATGATCCCATATAGACCTGTAATCACCAGGACCGTAGCAGTCCTTTGCAAACGAAGGTCTTCGAATTTCATCACCTACAGTCCAAGATACAGCATAGACTCCAATTAGTTCTGCTGACGCAAAAGAATCAAGATTAACCGATCTGCCAGGCAGATGCCTGACCATCTGGGTAAGATACTCTATGCACACATAAAGACTACTTTGATAACCCAGGTTGTCGAGCGTAACGAATATCTTGCCTTGAAAGCTTTCTGTCATAACTCACCGTTCTTTCGCTTCTGTTCTAGCAACCATTTCGCAAAAGGTGTTCTTGGGTTCCGAATCGCATAATCAATGTTTTTCGCAATCTCTTTGACTGTCATCTTCTCGATCTGCGCTGTCGTGAAACCAAGCCGCGTGAGCATCCTGGTCTGCTTATCCGAAGGACGCTTATGCTTCAGGAACCCTGGCGTCACAGTCTTTGGCATCTCGTCCAGACTCCATACCTCGCTGGATTGCTCCCTGGCTCGGTACTCGACCCCAACCGTCACCTTCTTGCGCCTTGCTTCCTGCTCCAGCCTTTTGGCTTCCTTCGCCTCTTCGATCGCGTCAAGTGTTGACCCGTCGAAGTCCTTTGCGCTACTGATCCTGTTGGCAGCCTGTACGATGTCGTCGGGTTCATCGCCAGCCAGGATGCTAGCGGTGCATACCAGCTTGTGTCGGCTTGATTGACCAATGAAGTCCAGGACATCGACCTGCTTCTTGTCGCTTGCTGCGATTGCCGCAAGCCTGTCAGCCACATTCATGCCGAGCTGGTCAACAACGCCAACCAGCGGTCTGGTCCCCCTCCCAATCATCTGGGTGTACATTGCTCGCGACTTCGTTGGACGTCCGATTGCTACCAGCCGCACGTTTGGTGCGTCAAATCCTTCGGTGGCTACCCCGCAGTTGCACAAAAACTGGATCTTGCCTTCCTTGAATTCCTTGACGATCCTTATGCGGTCTGGGTGCTGAGGATTCATGGATCCATCAATTGACACTGCGATTGGTGCGTCAGTTGGTCCATGAGCACGGATGTAGTAGTCTCGAATTAGTTCCGATAGTCGCTTGGCGTGAGCAACGGACGCAGCAAAAACGATCGACTGCTTGTCTGTTCCAGCGAAGTCCACAATGGGTTTTGCCATCCCATGCAGGTTCTCCTCCTCCATCACGACTTTCGCCAACTGCTTCTCGTCGAGATCTCCACCTACCGTCCTAATCTGGCTCAAGTCAAGCCGCTCGAGAGTGATAGTGACCTGCCTTGGCGAGACAAGCCAGCCGTTCTTGACGCCCCATAGCATATCCATGTTGCAGGACACCTTTTCGTACACACACCCAAGCCCAACCCCGTCGAGTCGGTCAGGCGTTGCAGTGACGCCAACAACCACTAGGTTTTTGTTTTGCCGCATGTACTCAATCACCCTGCGGTAGCTTGCCGCTGCCGATCGATGCGCTTCATCGATGAGCAACAACCCGAACTCCTCGGGGTCGAATCGCTCCATCCGCATTTTGCCGCGTCGGGTACTGTTGAGGGTCTGGACAGAGGCCACCACGATCCGAGTCTTGTCGAATCGCTGATCGGCTTTGAAGTGAGCCTGCTCTAAGTCAACGTCCTCGCCGCAGATCCACTCAAACGACTTAATCGCCTGGGTGTTCAGTTCGTATCGGTGCGAGATCATCATCACCCGTCCCTTCGGCCAGCTCCGAGCCAAGCCGCCCATGATCACCGTTTTCCCTAGTCCCGTCGCTGCAACAATGAGCAACGATTTCATCGTCTGCTGGTCCATTTGGGTGCAACCCACAATCGGAGTAGACGCTTTGGATTGCATCAAGTTGGTATCCTCGAAATCTAATGTCGCCTGCCATGTCATTCGGATTCCCCAGCTCGTGTTTCGTTAAACGCCTCAAACCAATCGCCAAAGTCGCCGCCGTCGTTTGATGGCCATTTGTGGGACAGGTTGTTTTCCGATAAGTAACAATGCGCGCGGTTGTACCAGCCAATCAAATACTCGTGACTGTACGTCCTTATTAGAGTTGCTTGTCCTTCCTTGCCGTCATCCAATTCGGCAACGTAAAACACGTCTCCTTCTTCCAGGTAGTCATAGGGATAACCCCCTTCTGACTGTAAATGCCTTTCAGTTAAAAACTGAATCACTCGATCCATCTTGTGTTCATCGAATTCTAAAGCTTCAGTCATGTTACGCTCCTCCTAGCTCATCGAAACGTTGCTTGTTGACCCAACCGTGGTTGCCGCATTGCGCACAGCATCTCCCTTGACACCTCGGACATATTGCGTGAGGCATCACAGCGCGGAAACTTCCCTTGATATGCTCGATCTCGCGCCGGATCGAAAGCCGCCTGGACATAAGGAGCTCATTTCCTGGAACCTCCACCACCGTATCCATGTTGCGAATCAGTTCGTTGACCAGACCGATCTGCCCCTTGAACCATCCGACGCATTGCAGCGGACCAACTGGCTCAGGTTCAGGTTCGGGTTCAGGCTCGACGTCCTCGCAGGCGGGTTCCTCTGCTGTCGGCTCTTCCAGCTTCTCTGGCTCTAAGACTTGCTCCCTTGCCTCTTTGAGCACCTTCGCGGTCAATGGTGCATCGCCAGCGATTTCAGACGCCTTCTCGATAACCTCCTCCAAAAAATCCTCTGGAACGTCTGTTAATTCCCTGAGTTGCCACTCCGTGTTGATCTCTTTTGCTTTAGGTATTTTGTTGCCGATCGGCAACAAATCCTTTTTGACATCCGAAGCGTCAATCAACCTGTGCGCATAAGACCGATCAAAACCCCACTTCGTCTTTAGGTAGGATTCAAACGTGTTATGCCCCTCGCGGTACAGCCGCTGGTCCCGAATTTCCTTCAGCGCCGATCCAGTTGCCAGAAACGACTCAACGCCGTTTTCGATCACCTTCTCTAGGTTTCCTAGGCTTCGCCGTTCGACCACGCTCAAAACGTCGATCACCTTCGGCTTGCTGGTTTTCTTTTTCACAGTTGGACCCTTTCTAAAAAATCGACTACTTCCAAAACATTTTCACAAGCTCGATGATTGCCGAGCCTATGAAAAAAACAATCAACCCCAGGCACGTAACGACAAATGCAACGAACGCAGCATCGGCAATGTCGGACCAGTTGCGATTCACGATGCCGCCCTTTCCGCTTCAGCCGCCACCTCTATGGACTTCTCAACGCACTTGAGGCACATTGCCAACCCGTCTGGAATGCAAACGACCTGGAACCCGCAGTCCATGCAAACGGAAACGTCGTAGCCGCCACGCGCAATCGCCTCGTTCAAAGCTCGATGATGCGCAGTTAAGACTTCAAACGCAGCCACGGTTCGATCGCCAACTTGCTCTCGGACCTCCTCAAGCTCATCCCGGTCAGGGAAAGCTTGCTTCCATCCCTTGTCGCCGATTGGCATTTCTTCGTAAAGCACGACCCCGTAAATCGGACCTTTGTTTTGATTGTCAATCATCGATGCAAACTCCAAAGGGGGTTTCGTCGTCGTCGAAGCATCGACCGGAATCAAAAGCAGCTTCCCAGGTGTGGTAATCGCCTGTTGTGAACCACGATCCTTGATCGTCGTACGCTACAACCCGGCAGGCCCCGTCGAGGTGCGTTGGGTCGCGCTTGTCTTTTCGCGTCAGCCATCGATCCCGATGCGGCTTAAATTCTTCCGCATTCGCAAACGGTCGATACGTCGCAGGCTTCTCGATCTTGCGGATGATGCAAACGCGACAAATAGTCCTCCCTTGAAGCAAGTGCGGCTCGCCTAGTGGCCCGACGCAATACTCCCCGATTTCGCCGAACCTGCTTACATGCTCGACTTCCCAGCCCTCCGGTACGCCCGGTATTTGATTGCTTTTATCGCTATTGATCACGATGCCTTCGGCTCCGTAACTTGCGCCACGTGCTGCTCGAGCAGCCGAGTGTACCGATCGTCGCGGTATCGCTTCGGTAGCTTCACCATCGGCCACAGGAACTCCACCATCGCCAACTTGGCTTGGTGGTCGCTGACGGCAACCACCCACTTCGAATCGCCGTTGGTGTTGCTCGCAATCTTGAACATCTGCATGTCACGCATGCGAGCGTCCTTGAGTGCTGCGAACTCGTTTTCGTGAACTACCGCCTGTTTGTCATCGGACATCAATCAAACCCTCCAATACGTTTTTGAAACTAATCTTTGCCTAGCCGCTACGATTGCGAACTAGGCACCCTTCGTCGCGTTCTTCAGAGAAGCCACTTTGGTCCCGTAGACGGTCCTCATTGGCAATCGCACATACTCTGGTCTAGCGGCAATCTTTACCGCGACCAGATTCAAATCTTCAATCGACTTCGAGTTGTTGATCTCCGCTCTGAAGCATCGAATCTCGGCTTGCTGGCGATACCCCTCAATCGAGTCTCGCAACTCCTTCGACTCTGCCTGAATGCTTTTGTCCAGCATGTCAAAGGAGTTGACGTCATCGCACTGGTCCATAGCTACGAGCCATTTCTGCATGGCTTCCGTAACCACCGTCGCTGGTGCCAGCTTGGCTACGGGAGGCTGATCCGCGACAGGGAAAGGCTTGGTGATGTTCTCCAACTCGTTGTCTGGCTGTCCTCGCAAGTGGAACGCTGACAGGTACGCCGACTTGAGAGCGTAACTAAACGCCTTGCCTGTTCCCTTGTCGCTGTTGTCCAACCCCTGACCCCAACCGACAATTCTGGTCCTGTCCTCGGGATTGTCTACATTTACAAACTCGATCGTGATCTTGCATATGCAGTACCAGGTAGTCTTCACCTTGCCGTACTTGTCAGGGGGGTCCTGCAATGCCTTCACCTCGTCATCTTCAACTTTGATGACCATCGCCATGACGCCATGCTCAATGAGCGCATCACGCAACTTGTCGTCGATGTCATCGATCTTATGGTAAGCGTAGTGGTCGCCGTAGGTAGCTTGACCACCTTTGCCGATCGCACCCATGGTCCGCATAACGCCGATCAGTCTTTGGTATAAATTCAAACTACTCATGGGATCCTCCGAGAGACAACGTAGCGTAGATTTTTCGTGCGGTCTCGACTCGCGACCTGAGCGTGTCGATGTACCTGTCGTCGCGATAGAACTCGAAGCACTTCACGCGCTGTTGTTCTGGAACCAACTGGCTAGCAGCGTGCATCCGGCGCGTCTTATCGACCGCTTCAATGTAGTGCGGGTTGCTCTCGTCGCAGTTGAAGCGGTAATAGAAACGCTTGCATTCTTCCTCAACAATCTCATGCGGCGTGTCAACCAGTACGTGCGCGACCCTGAACCGCTTGCGTCCAGTGAGCGCCATGTACACTTGACCCTGCGCATAGTATAGCGGGTCGGGACGAGTGACCTCAAAGAACGTCCGCAAGCTCCAAGACGACTTGATATCTTCCACCCACTCGTCATCGAGAATGATGTCTGGCGTGCCAGTAAAGTGACTGTCGGTGTACATCGATTGGTTCTTGTACCGAAACGCACCAGGAATCTGATTGCTCAGTACCCCGATCGCTTCATCCTCGCACATCCAACCCTTGAGGATTTCGTTTGTGACCATCGGCTCGTCGTAGTCGTATGTGTCTTTGAGCCAGCAGTCACGAATGTAGTTGGTGGCAGTGGCTCCAAACTGGAACTCGCTGTCACGCTTGGAAATCAATTCGTCAAGCTCGGCTTGCATCGAAGCAGTAAGCGGCTTGGCAAGAGGCTTCCCGTCATCGTCGTAGACGCTCGCGTTGTTCTTGCGAGTTTCTAACTCGCTGAGTTTTTCAAGTTGCTTGTCGGTGATCGCATTCCCACCAACGAGCAACTGACCAACCGACGAAGCTCTAAATCTCACTGACTCAGTGTCAGTCATAAGCAAATCTCCCAAAATGCCTCAGAACAGCCAAGTACGATACTCGGCTCGTATCCCATGGTAGCAATCGCACCCCAGCATGCAATAGCACCCTGGGAAATTTTCGCCTATTTCGCAGGGGTCTTTTTCTCGTTTAGCTTGCGTCGAATCGTTTGCAATCTGCTGGCGAGCGACTCCTTCATTTGGTACACACCTTCTCGCGTTTCATAGGCTGAACCGTAGTTGCGCTTGTAGTAGGCGATCAGTAGCAGTTGGATTTCCTTCGACCCCATGCCAGCCTTGACTATCGCATCGAGAGCCTTGTCGCGATCCTCGACTGACTTCTTGAACGTCTCGTCGCTGTTGTAGTCCTTGCGCTTCGGATCTGCTGCTGCTGAGAACACCAGCGATTGCTTACGTCCTTCTCGCTGCTTGTTGAACTTGTCCACCTGAGCGGTCGTCAGGAAGTCCTTGTACGCAAGGTCTGGATCGTTCCACTTGACCCTATCCAAGTCCTTGTTGAACAACTCCTCGCGTTTGGCAGCGTCGGCAGTCGCATACTGCGTTTTGGGTCCGTAGGTGCCACCACCCATCCCAAGTAGCGACAATGCGGTCACAACCGCTCCACCGACGAGTCCTCGCGCTTTCATCGTCTCGCCAGCCTCCTGGAACGACAGCGGGACGAACAGGTCGGTCGTCGCACTGAGTACCGTTTCCTTCTCGCCGATGACGTTCTCTCCGACTCGGAGATCTACGATCGCACCAGGAATCGGAGCCAGTTTCTTGCGCAGGAACCCAGTGCCGACGTCCCACAGGTCTGGATCCCCAAACTTGCGGTTTTCGCCGTAGAGGTCTTTGATGTCCCCGCGGAGTCCCTTCTTCTGTCCCGTTGCCATTTGACCGATGAGTGTTACCGTCTGGGAAAGACCTGCCATCGGATCGATTCGAGTGTCACCGATCTTGAGCTTCATGAAATCGCTCGATCGCGGATCGAACTCGACGGTCGGCTTTTCCTCCTCGTCGTCGGTAAGCAGGCTCGCAAGCGCCACTGACAACCCGAGGAACGCCGTCAACCCCATGACGTGCCGAGCGTACTCCATGGCGATCATCTTCTTGACTCGTCCTGACACCTTGGTCGAAGGGAGCAGGTAGAACGGCATGGCGAGGTACTGGAACCTAGACGCAACGTATCGAGGAGCGAAGAACACCGTGTTGAGGTTGGCAGCGGCTTGATTGAACTTGCCGAGCTCCGCACGTCCCGTAGCAGCGTTGACGTATGACGCGATGACTTTGGCTTCGTCGATCGTCACTTCACCGCCAGCACCCAGGTTGCTCACCATGTACTTGAAAACTCGGAACCGCATCGAGTTCAGGAACGTGGTGTAGGATCTAGCTGATGGGGCGACAAAAAACAAAGCTTTCAGGCTTAGTTCATTGATCTTCGTGCCTTTCTTCCCAATGCCCCACTTCGCCCACCTACCCATGTACGCTTCCTCTTGCCTTGTGATCTTGCCGCTGTCGGTCGTAATGCTCAGTCCAGCTCGCATAGCAAGAGTGTACAACTCGTCCTTGCTGATCTTGTCCATGGTGTCGAACTCAGCACCCCCTCGCCACAGTGCATTCCACATCTCTCGGCTAGCTGCTGCCGCCAGTCTCGGGTGCGCCAGTGAAGCGATGCCACCCTGTCGGAACACCGCTGACAAGTCAAACGATGTCATGATCGCTCGAGACAGGTGCATAGTCTCTTTCGTCCGATCCCAAAACCGCTCCACCTTGCCCATGTTCCTGAGTCGGTATTCCGCAGCGTAGCGGAAGAACTCGTCCTTGAGGCTCACAAGCTGTCGAGACAGCTCAACCTCCCTCGGACTAAGCGTTCTTGGCTCCTTCTTCGGTTTTGGTCCAAAGTACCCTTGCGCCTTGCGATCCTCGTAGTCGGCAATCCGATTGAGCAGGTTGGCAACGTAAGCCTTCTCGGCTTGTCGCTCCAATCTCTCTGCTCTTTGTTCCCTGTCTGCGTCTGTCATCTGCATCTCCCTGACCGCCTCACGCTGAGCTCGCAGTGACTCCAGCCTGTTCTGCTTGTCCTTGAGCGCCGGCGTCGAGACTGGCTCGGCACGCTCCTTTGCAGCGACATTGCCCGAGGCTAGTTGCTGTTCGATCTTAGTGATCTCGCGATCGACAGCTCGCTCCGCGATGGCAGCACGTTGCTCAAACGTCAACCCAGGCTTGGGGAACGTCGCCTTGTAGTCAGCCATGAGCTCGTCACGTTGCTTGCGCAGGCTCTCGATTTCCTTGGCTTGCTCACCCTCGAAAGTGTTGGGTGTACGTCCTGGTATCGGCTCCTTTGCCTTAATCGCCTTGTTCAAGTCGTAAATACGGTTCCTGAGTGCCGTCCTGGTCGCCTGGAAGATGGTTTTTAACTGAGCTTCGGGATCCGTGATGAAGTATTTGCTGTTCCGCTTCATCTCGTTGACTTCGCGAATTAACTCTCGCAACTCAGGACTTGGCTCGTCCCTCCCCCTTCCGCTCTTCTTTGGAGCGACACCTTGTTGCATATCATCCTTTTTCGCCATTTGCTGATATTGAGCGTTTAGGTCGCGAATGATCTTGTCCACTGGCTCCTGGCTTGGCGTCGAATACTGACCATAGCCGCTCATGGCGTCCATTGCCTCGCGCCGGGTGACATCCTCAAACACTTCCTGCAACGCCTCATGCACGCCGTCGATGACTTCTTCTGGATCCGTGATGCCGAACTCGACCAAGTTACGCTCGACCATCTTGGCAAGCCGCCTGAGTTCCGCAGTTTGCCGTTCGTCGGACATATCGGGAGCGGGAATGTCGCCTTGCGCCTTCAGTTTGTCCCAAGCCTTGCGCAAAGCAGCTCTCGCAGCGACAGGAACGTCACCTTTGATGACAGCCTTGAACTTGGACATGAACTCACCGAACGAGTAGACGCCTGCCTCAACGAAGCTCTTGATCACTTCCTCGCCGTCCTCAGCCATCGCCTCGTCTTCGGTCTGCTGGAGCGTTGTCGTGTCGTCTCGCTTGCCGAAGATATTGACGAACTTGCTGACGAAGTTCTCAACCTTCTTAACCGCTCGATTCGTTGCCGTGTTGCGGACAGGCTTGCCAACTTCCTTCTGGGTGTCGTCGATGCTCTCCTTGGCTGCGAGTTTACGTGCGAGGTCATCCTTCTCCTGTATCTCCTTGGCGAGATCACCCTCGAGTTTGGCAATCTTGTCTGCCAGTTCCCTTACTTCTTGCAGTTGCGCTTCACTTAGCGGTTGACCAGCGTTGGCGACTCGAGCCTTGAGAAGCAGATTGCCGAGTGTGTAATCTTCCGCAAGTGCGATCTTTCGCGCAACCAACGCACGACCAGCCTCAGTGCCGACCTTCTTGGTCATGTCTGTAAAGTCCTCGATTTCGTTGATCAGAGCGTCGGACTCCCGACGAGCCTGAACGATAGCAACGTCTCCCTGCTTGTCGTCGATCGCTTTGAACAATCGATTGGCAGCAGCGTCCGACAGGTTCTTGAGGTGGCGATAGTGCAGATTCAGGACAGCAACATCAACATCGTCGATGCTCCTAGAACTCTGCTGCAACTCCTTGACCAGTCGATTCGCATAAGTCGGATCGTTTCTCATAAGTACGACCGCAGCGTCCAGCCACTCCTGAAACCCTTCGCTCGCAGGCTCAGTCAGGCTCGGCAATTTAAGCCGCTCTCTGGTGGCGTTCGCAGCAGCGTTGGCGAGGCTGGTCAGGTTGTCACCCCATTGGTCGCTTGTCACTGGGAGGTATATCGGTGGCTTGTCCTTGCCGCCGTCTCGTGACCTTGCGCCAGTACGCTGATCGGCAGGCAACTGACGCTGGACCATCTTGTCGAACAGATCGCGGACTTCGGGATCCAACGTGCCGCCAGTGATGCTCATGGCGCTCTGGTAGACCTGTTGCATCCAACGGGAGATCTTCTCGAACAGCGAGTCCAGCAGCGTGTTTGGCGACTTGCCTTCGAAGAAATACTGCTCCCACATCTTGGCAAACTTCTCTTCGGCTGGCACATCCCAATTGCCGTCCTTAACGCCGCACTTCTCCTCGAGCATCGCGATCTCTTCGTCCGTGATGTCGATTCGCTGATCTTGCGGAACGTCCCTGTTGAGCAGGAATCGGCGTATTACGTGAGCGTATTCGTGGATCACCGTGGAGATGTCCGCCTTGCTGGTCGCACCGATCAACGCTCGGGTGCCGCTGATGAACTTCGTCCAGCCCTTGACGTTGCCGCCTTGCTGCTGGGTCTGGAATAGCGTGTTCGGAGTGTCGCCACCAAAAAACTTCTTGATGTCGTTGATTATCCTTTGAGGCTTTGTGCCTTCTGGGTACTGCTGTGACCATCGTCGGCGAGGGTTGATGTAGTACCCGTCAGTTTCCCTCCACTCCCCAAGACCGTCCTCAAGATCGAGAACGATCTCGCCGAACTTGCGCTGCGCCATCCTGGTTATAGCCGACAACTGTGCTGGTGTTGGCATCTTTGCAATGTCCAACGAGCCAGAGTTTTCGTCCATGCGAACCCAGCCGTATGCAATGACTTCCTGCATGCCTGCCGTTCCGCCAGCTTCTCGGTGATCAAACGATCGCGTTCCAGGCTGACCACCCTCCCGCTTGCCAGAGAAGTCGGCTAGAGAGCCATCTGGCTTGATGTAGCCTGCCTCGTTGGGGTTTAGAGTCTCTCCCAGTTGACTCAACCTGCTCCAGTTGACGTGCTTCAGGTCTTTTTTAGCCGCTGCTTTGCCTTGGCGTTCTTGCTCAGAGCCGATTGCGAATTGATACGCCGCAATCCAGTCCTCCTGAAAGTCCAACAGTCGCATTTCCTTGATAGCTTTGCGAACGTCCTCTGCGCCACGAGAGTCGTAACCCATAGACTTCAACCTGCGAGACATCTTGCTCAGCACAGCCTTCGGGATGGTATCTGCGTCGACCTGCTTACCCTCTTGGTACAGCATGTTCGGGTTGTTCGGGTCGAACGTGCCGCGATTGCCTGTGGCGGACTTGATCTGGGTCGGGTCGAAGGCGATCCAAACCCCATCCTCGTACCCAGGCATGCTCTTTGAAGGCTCGATGTAGATACCATCGTACCCCTCATCGATCAAAGACTGCTTCCATTTTTTTATTTTCGCCGCAGACCACACGTTCATATCCATGTGATCCATAACAGATTCGACGTATGGATTTTTAACGGAAAGGTAGACAGGGTAAACCTGAGATCCAGGCTCTCCGCCTGATCGCCTAGCCACATGATCGCTAGCCATTTTTGCAGACGGAGAGAAGAAAAAGCCAATCAATTTAGACGGTGATTTCGTACTTTCCTTTTGAAAGAACTCGTCAAACGTCTTGGCTGTTCCGTGGTACACAACCAGCGGTTTCCCGTCCTTGTCCACCACTGCGCTGTCATCGAACCATCGCACGAAGTTCTGCCACGTTGGCTTGCCGTTGGCCGCCACCGCACTACCCCACTTGTCGCGAGCGTATGACACGACGGCAGGACGGTAGTCGCTCTCGGTGAACTCGTAGTCGGCTGGCTGGTCGAAATCTCCCTGCATGAGTCCCTGTCCAGGCACAGGCGAACCTGCCGGCGCGAAACCCGCAGCCATCTGAGGCAACCCCGTAAGCATCGCCGCCTCAATGCCAGCCTCTACCTGCTCGGCGGGCACAGACGCAAACGCCTCCTTGCCGAGCTGGACGTACTCCTCTTTCGTCATCGGCACGCCGAGGATGTCCTTGACGGGACGGATGCCTGTCATGCCGACCGCTTTGCCTACCATCGCAAGGTAAGCACCCATGTACCGAGTCAGCTTCTCGCCGTTTCTTTCGAGTGAATACCTCACGAAGTCGTCGAATGCTGTGATGCCAGCCTCGTTTGCTGCGATACCTAGATCCAGCGCCTTAGAGCGTATGGTGGCGTCGATGTCAGGATCGCTCTGGAACAACGACTGCGGAGGATCGGTGATCCTGTCGTCGAGTTGCATCAGCAGGTCAGTGTCTCTTCTCAGCGGAGGATTTATGACGTTTCTGACGGCATCTTGAATCGTATCGTAAGTAACGTCGTCGCCGAACAGCGATGGGGTTCGCTCCCCAATACCAAGCGACTCAACGACATCTCGCATCGCATTGCGGAACTTGGTAGGCGTAAAATCAGCCAGCGCATGAACAATCCCAGCCACGGTCACGCTTCCGTGTCCTGGGACGGGAAACATTTGCTTTTGTTCGAAGAAGTAGCTCTGGAGCGAGTTTGTTTTGCGCTCTGCAAGGTAGCCATTGTATGCTTCAATTGCTGCGACTAGATCGTCTAGCATCTGCTTTCCGAACTTTTCACTCGCCAAACCCTTAGTTAAAGGTCCGATAGCAGACAGTATCTTTTGCTTGACTGATGGTGCGACATCGCCAAGCAAACTCACGTTTGGAATCACTCTGGCAACCAGCATATTTTCGATTGCTAGTTTCCCCTCGGCTGTCAAGTCGCCTGTGCCTGGATCGACATAAACAGCAATGTCCTTGTCCGACCAAGCTCCGTCTCTCACTATCGCCTGAACAATCCTGGTGGATTGCCTTGGGTTCGCCATTACTTCTCTGAGGCTAGGCTCGGATTCTGCGCCAAGAATAGAGGCTACCAAGTCTATCGTTTCTTCGCTCAATCGCTTGGATTGCGAAACAACAACAGTGGCTTGCGACTTGGCGGCAGCAAGAGACTCGTTCAGTAGTGAAGATATTGTGTTTTCGTCAAAAGGTTCTTCCATCACGCGAATAATGACTGGGTTGTTCAGCGCATCTAGCTGCTCTTGAGGAATTTCAAACTTAGCGCCTTCAGCTCGCATGTGCGATCGGAGAACATCCGCGTTTGGACCAGCATACGCCAACTGCATCCCCATGGACCTTGCGTTTCCGCCGAGGACTCGTCCGTACAGGTCTACGATTGGCGGACCGTCCGTTGGCGACATAGTGTCGCTAGTCAGAAGATACCTTTTCTCTTTATCAACCTCTGCAATACCCCGAACCGTCTGCCTGGAGTCAGCACCCTCTTTCGGATCCTCGTATGGCCGCTCGTTTTCAAGCGACCCTTCGTTCTTGGCGAAGTTCTTTCGAGCGTCGTGGGAAGGGATTAGGGAGTCGGCTTCGACTGCGTAGTACGTTGCTCTTCGAGTGCTTTTATCCGCTGTGATAACCGACGTGGACTTTCCTTTGACACCATATCCCGATATCGCTCCTCGATCTTGTCCCATTGGTCCTGTGTCTGGTCTTTCTTCGTCTTCTTGGTCTCTCGTTTCATCTTTCACCTCTGATTGTTTAGGCTGAACTTCCGACCCCAGATCTTCCGCCGCCTTAGCGATAAGATCGTTTTTGATTTTCTCTGTCGTAATTCCAAGCAACTCGTCGTTGATCTTATCTAGGTTTGTTTTCTTTTCTTTCCCTGCGTCTGGAGCTACAGCGCCAACCGATTCGAAGTCCTTGTCGAAGTCTAGTGGGACTTGCGAACCGTAGATTTTCCCTTCAACGCTAGAGACAGGCAACTCAACAAAAAACGCCTTGAATGTTTTTGTGTGCTGAACGATAGCTACGCCAACACCCAGCTTGTTTGCGAGGGATTGCGCTCGCTTTCTCGCCGCAGCACCGTTCCCTAGATCCATCGGCACACCACTACTGTTGCCGTAGACTCTTGTCGGCAACTCGCCACCGTCAAGCCACGCCTGGATTTTGTCGTCAAGCGATTCGTCCTGAGTCTGATACCAGGTCTTTTCCTCCTGCATCGCTTTTCCGATTATCGGCATCCTATCCGCCTGATACTGCCGCTCCACAGCCTTGTCAAGAGTCTGCTCGTTACCCCACGTTTCATTGATGACTTGCGTGACGTTTAGCTTTCCAAGTAACGGCTCCCAGTAGTCCAAGATCACTTCGAGCTCATCAGTCAGCGTCTGCACCAAGCTACTGTCGATCGCATTGCCTTTAGCTATCGCCGTTTGCAGTCGCATGGCGGGATCGGCAATGTCTCGCTTGTACGATTCGCCTTTTTCAACGTAGGGCGCGGCACGGTCCAACAAAAGTTCGTGACGTTGCTTTGCAGGATTGATGCGATTCTTTAGGTCGGCAGCTTCCCTCTCCGTAAACATCTCGTTCGCTTGACCATGCTCGATGATCTCTATTAAACGATCGTCACTTACGCCATTCTCTCTGGCTTTCTCAAAGTCCTTTCGGAAAAGATCCTTAGCCGCCGTGACTTCCCTTGGGCTACCCTCAAACGCCTTAACCCAATTAGCCAACTTCTCGCCTTCGCGTTGCCTCTTGTCCTGCCGCATCTTTTCCTGGTTTGATTCCATGTCGGCAAGAATCTTCGCAGCTTTATCCGACTGCTGAACCGACTCCGGCTTGCTGTCAACGAGGTCAACTACGCTCACTCGCTCCGCAGGCACGCGGACTGCCGCATCGAACCCGTCTCGCTGCACCTCGATCGTCTCGCCTTTGTTTAGCACGCGAACAACCTTGCCAGCGTAACCCTCCTCCTTGCCTTTGGCACTGACGTTCACCGAAGTTCCCGCCCAGCGTCCTTCGTCCTCGACGGTAGCGTCAGACCACGGCGCAACCGACACGTTGTCATCGACCACCGGCGACTCCTCAAAATCGAAGTCCCTGATCTGCTTCGCTTCACCACTCTTGCGACCCTGCACTGCCGCAGCCATCGATCGCATGCGAGATCCAACGGTCTTGCTAAGCTCGCGGTCAAACGGAATGTTGCTTGCGAATAGCCACTCAATGTTGACAGGCTTTGCGGTCCCGTATCGAGCCAGCCGACCAGACACTTGCTCGACCTTTGTTCCGCTCCAAGGCAGGTTCATATTTACTTGGTAGCGAGAAGGCATCTTGCCAGTCGTGTCGTGGAACGACAATCCAGTACCGCCCTTGTCCATTGTTGCGACGATCAACTTGGCTTCGTTATTTTTCCACTTAGCGAGGTTGTCAGAGTTTTGCGATGCAGTTCTACCAGAATACTCAACGGCCTGACCTGGGAACGCATCCATGATCTTGTCGATCACGCTCGGGAACTTCTCCATTACCCCAGCGGCGTCCATCGCCATTGCAATTTTGTGGACAAATGGCGCAAACGGCGGAGGTCCAGCATTATCACCCATCTCTTTCGCAATTGCTTTTGCTTCGTACCACCGCTGCATCATTTCATCCATCTCGGATGGAGTGTATCGACGCTTGGCATCCTTGCCTTTGATTCCGTACTCTTTTCGGTACGGTTCGCTAAGCGTATAAGTCCCGATGTCGGTATCCGCTTTCGTGTTGACGAAAATAATGACCTGCGGGTCGTTCGTTTCGCCTTTCCCAATGAGATCCTTGGCTCTTGCTATTGCAGCATCTACCTTAGACGCTTCTAGTAGCCGCTTCAACACGTTTGCCTTGTGCGCCTTGATCTGACCTCGCTCAACGTTGCTCTCGGCTTCCGATTCGGCATCAGCGTAGATATCAACCACTTGGTTAGAGATGTCTGCCCAGTACGGGTCAGCTTCTATTGATCGCAACTCGCTGTTAACCATTCCGACAGGAAGTGCCATCGGTCGTTGCACGTAAACGCCACGCTTCTTGAGCCATTCGTTTGCGGCAAGTTGGTCCTCTTCCGATGTCTGCTGTTTATCCCACCAGACAACTGGCACAAAACGCGTCTCTCCGTTACGGTCTTCTTGCTTCACGAAGTAGACGTTTGCGCCAAACATCCACGCCCAAGCCTTAAAGCCGTACAGTTCATTGCGGAACGGTCTCCCTCCTGGCTTATTGGAAGGTCTGTCAAACTGAACCTTCAAGTCGTCAAATATACCGCTGTAGCCGATGTACTCAGCTTCCGTGACGTTTTCAAATGGAGTAGCTGTTGCGTACACAGTAAAGTCAGAGGACTGCACCATGCTCGATAGCTTTTTGCCAGTCTCTCTATCAAGGTTCTTTGCCGAATGTGCTTCGTCTAGCAGCAGTACCGCGCCGGAAGTGCTTGGAGGTGCTGTCCTGGCTTTCGTGTACGTGACAAACTCCACGCCTTCAAGACCGTAGTCGGCTAGGTTGTTTTGCACTTGCGAAACAAGGTCTTGATTTTGCGTGACGTAAACAAACTTCTTGAACCCGCGTTTTCGCAACTCCCTAATCACACCACCAAGCACGAACGTCTTGCCAGTGCCTGGAGCAGATCCGATCACAAACATAGGACGACCGTTTTCGGCAGCGTTCACAACTCTACCGACATCCTCAATCTGATTACTGACAACCTCCTCGGTCATTCCAAACTTGAGCCCTCTTCCGATAAGATCTCTTGTGGACTGATCAACACTGGCAACATAAGACTCGCTAGTTGTTTGGACGTCGGGTTTCTCGTCCTCGGCACGTCTAGCACGTTCGCGCGCCATCTGTTCAGCGCTGACTCCATCATCGGCGGGTTCTGTTCCAACTCCTTTGCTAACGAGTCGATCAGCAATTGCTCGTCGAGGGTCGGCTTTGAACGTCCACTTCTTGCCGTACTTGTCCCAATATCCGCCAAGCTCCCGTACTTCGCGTTTAACATCGCCTATCTCCTTGCTGTGTTCGTAAGTGTTTCCAGTGATCTGCCACGTACCATCAGCCAGCTTCTCGACGTTCAAGCCAGCTTGCCTTAGCGTCTTGTCAACTTCGCTTTCTTTCTCTGCTTCGGGTTGCTCCTTCGGCTCTGGCTTCTTAGCTTCGGGTTGCTCTTGCTTAGGTTGTTGCGGCTTCTTCATGTAGTCGTCGAATTTACCGCCAGCATCCTCAGTCATCTTGTTGCGGTGCGCAGTCCTCCATGCCGACTCAATGTACGGCTTGAGACGATCAAGCATGTCGCCTGGAATGTTAGCTACTGACGCTTTTACAAACTCCGCAAACGTCAAAGCACCGTCTTCGATCACCGCAATAGCTAGTTTTGCAGCAATCTTTAGTAGTTCTGGATCGAGTCCTGAAGGAAGCCTGTTTTTAGACTCGCTTATTAACTGATTCCAAAGATCGCCAATCTCCTTCTTGCGTTCTTCTTTCGATCGAATTGCTTGCGGTGGCTTCTCCGTTGAAGGTTTCTTTTTGCGAGGCGATCGCTTCTTTGGTGGCTTGCCTTCGCTCGGAGGTGGCTGCTGGTCCTTGCTCTTTTGCGCAAGTTGCCTCTTGAACTCCTCCTCCATCGCCGCATCGATTTCCGACTCCGGCGACACAACGTCGCTTGACTGTGCTTGCTCACCGGAAGGGCGATCATCTGGCTTGCGACCCTGCTTTGGCATAACTGCAATTTGACCGTCCTCTGACTCCCAAGACGGCTCCTGATCTAAAACCGTCTCCGATCTCACCACGCCCTTTTTCGATGCTTTGGAGAGCAGGTCGATCATTCGCTTGTGCTTCTGCTCCCCTTCCTTGGTGAAGTAGAACACGCCAGACGTACCGCTCGCTGGCTGCTGCAGACCAAAATCCATCAACTCGACCAACTCCGCTTCCTCGTCGTCGGTCAGCTTCGAGCGATCTAGTCCGTTGTTATTTAGCAGTCCAGACCCATCTTTGTGGGTATATCGCACAACGGTATCGCCAACTTTCGCTTTTGGCACTTCCTCTCGCTTAGACGATTTCGACTCGCGCTCTTTGTCGTAAGCGAACAACTCGTCCCGCACTGATACTGGAACGTCTTTACCTTGATCGATGCCTCGACGTATGACCGACGACCAGCTTTCGCCCCAGCCTAACTCCTGAGCCTCGGCGCGACTCATTTGCCACGAATTTTTTAGCGGTGGCGCAACTGGAGGTTGTTGCGACTCTGGTTCTTTGACACCAGCAAGATCCATCGAGTATTTACCGCTCGAAGTCATTTCTGTTTCGAGCCCTTGACTTGCGGCAGCAGACATCACCTTGTCGTATATCTGCTTGTAGTCGCCAGTAAGCGGATCTCCCTTGTAGAGTCCGGCATAGGTGTTGCCCATCAACATGACTAGCAAATAGGAAGCAGCGTTTTTCCTGGCTCCCTCAAGTTGCTGATTGCGGACATTTTCTTTGTCGTCAGCCTTTACTGTGTCAACAAAATTGAACTGCTGTCCTTCGCTGTCGATCAACAAGTTGCTTGATTTAGAAGGGTCTACTAGGTAGCCAGCGTTGTTTATCTGCAACATCGTGCTCGCTAGCTCGTCGTAAGCCGATTGCGGCATCGCAGCCGCTTTCTTGACGCGACTGCTGTAAACCGCATCTCCTTGGCCTTCTGGCACAAGGCGAGGCAGGGAGAGACCGGCTTCTTCGCCTCTTTGCCGCTGCAATACCCCAACGCCTTGCGAGTTTTCAAACGCCGCCTGACCAGCTCTAACTCCAAGTTTCGTCAACGGGTGATCTACTGGCTCGAAATCATCGATAATCTCCTTCACGCCTTTAGGGACTCGCAACACTAAGTCGTCACTAATTCCGTACACAGAAGCGTTGCCGCCTTTGCCAATAGGCTGACTGGATGCAGCTTGCCGTATGCTGTCGATGGTAAGACCGGATTGTGGCACCTGCTCAGCAGCCTTGCGATCAGCGAACTCCCTATCCGACTGGTCTGCTTGCTCGGGTGTGAGTGCTGGCGTGCCGGGTGCCTGCACCAGCTTTTGCAGTTCAGCCTCAATCTCCGCAGCATTGTTTATGCGGTACTGCTGGTCTTCTGGCGATGTCATTTGCTCGCCTCTAGCCATCCTCGCAGCAAACGAGGCTGGAGTCTGCTGCGGAACCACTGGCGGCGTTGTCGGAGTGGAAGTTGGCGGTGGAGTGGAAACGTTACCACCCCGAGCAGCCATCCTTTCGGCAAACTCCCTGTCTAAATCGGTCTGGGAAGCCTGCGGAACAAGCTCGCCAGCTTCGTCGACCTGCGATCCAGCACCCATTTGCTCGGGTTGCACGCCAGCTTGCGGCTGTGGAGCCTGAGCCTGTTGCTGCTGCTGGTTGATGAACTCCTGGTCCAACTGCGTGGTGATCTGCTTCTCTTGGTTGTCGAGATCCTGCATCTCACCGTTCAGGTTGTCCATGCGTTCGCGCCGGCTGGTGCCTTCAATACCAGCTTCCTTGGCGTCCGACTCCGAGACAAAGTTCTTGGCACGAATCTGCTCGAGTTGGTATCGGCGAGCTCGAATTGCCGACAAGCCAGCACCACCGACCGCAGGAACGCCAAGCAAGAACGCCATCGGCAACGCTGCTTCTTTGGTTTGCTCCCAACCTTTCTTGAACGCATCGGCGATCGTTTTTTTCTTCACGCCGTTGCTTTTGACGGTCTCTCCATCGCCAAAGTCGAGGTCCTTTTCACTTGCAATGTATTGAGCGACGTACTCACCGAGTCCGCTCGTAAATCCTTGCAGTCCTTCTTCCGTAAGTTCAGCAGGAGCCTTCTTAATTGCTTCCCACAAATACTGGCGAGCTGCCTTCATCGCTCCTTGCTTGAGCGAGACAGTGCCACCAAACGGATTTGGAACGATACCTTCAATCAAACCTCCGACCGTTGCTGTGCCGCCGGCGAGCAATCGCAACTTCCAGTCGTCCTGCATGCCGAGTTCTTTGAGCGAATCGACCTCTTGAGCGTACTGTCCAGGAAACGACGCTGCGGTGATGCCAGCGAGACCGCCAGCACCCTCGAACACGCCCCTTGTCGTCATAGCTTGGCGACCGAGGAGAGTTGGAGCCCTACCAACCGCGCCCGCAGCCTGAAACGCCGCTTTGGCTCCAGGAACACCAGCCGCAGCACCCCTAGCAAGCAACTGACCACCGATCTTACCAGCCGCAGTACCCGCTACGTTGCCTCCGACGACGGTCGCCATCCATGGAGCCATCTGGGCGGCTTGCAGGGGACCGCTTTCATACCAAGGGTCTCCTGGGCGAGCTGGTGCGAACTCCTGAGCCGCTATAGCGTCAAGTTTTCGAATGTAGTCGATTTCCTCTTGCGTGCCACCCATGCCAACGAGTTCCATGATCGGCTGGGAAACGCCTTTAGACACGCCAAGACTCAATGCTCCGAGGGTTCGACCAGCCGCACCACCACGGTCGTCACCCATCTGCTGAGCCACCCCAGCAGCCAATCTCAACGTCTCCTCTTTTTGCTCTGGTGTCATCTTGCGGACAATACCAAGAACCTTGGCGCGATCGCCGCTACTCGAAAGCAGTTCTTTTACTGGCGCGACTACTTCTGGCGTCGCTTGCTCAGCGTAGGCTCGCTGCTGCCGACGTTGCTGAACCTCTATGTCTCCAGCCGCTTCACCCGCAAGCTTGTCGTCGGCAAAAGACGCTAGGTTGCGATCGATAATTGCTTGCTCGCGACTATCGTATTTTGGCGATAATTGAGAATCAATTGAGCTCCCTGCGGCTTTCGATTCAACCGCTACCGAACCTTGCTTTATCTTTCCGACAAGCCTTAAAACGTCCCTGGCCTCAGGAGTCAGCGAATTAGGATCAACGGTCTCGCCACCTTGTTGCTGACCGTAAACCAAAGATTTTCCTTCGGCTGGCGAAAATGCTCCCGCAGGCATTTCACTCTTCACTTTTTTTACTAAGTCTAGTATGTCGGTCGTGCTCATTTATTTGATTCTTTAGATTTGCGAGACGTTTATTTGCAGTTAAATTGACGCTAGGGTCACTACAGTATTTCCGATAGGTCTATTCCTTGAGTCAACAAGAACCTAATGGCGTTCTCTCTGGCTCTCTCGCTCAGCTTGGAGTCGTATGCTTCTTTGATGGCGTTTTGGACATCAGGACGCTGCTTGCTTGCAAAGTCAGCTAGTGATTGCGACATGCCTGTCTGCTGCGGAGAGGCTTTCTTTTGCTGTGCAGCCGCCGAAGCTCCTTTGCCTTTCGGCAACTTATCACCCTTAATCGGCTCGTAACTACCTGCTGCGCGACCTGTGCCACCGAGACCAATCCCCCCCATGGTTTTGTTTCTGTCGAGAGATCTTCGCATTTCCTCCATCTCTTTGAGGGTAGGCAGTCCCAGTCTCTTTCGCTCCGCATCACTCATTGGCTCAGGCGAAGGCGAAGTTGCGATCTCCACCGCTCGTTGCTGCTCGTTAGCCTCGAGTTCCTCTCCAGCTTGCATCGCAGCGTCTACCTCTCGACCTAACGCACTGGTGGAAGCCGATCTCCCGTACTTGCTTGCTGGAGCCGCAGGAGCACTAGGCTGGGGTGAGCTCATTGCAGCACTTGCGGCTTGAGCGAGCGGACTTTGGTACTGGTAAGCCGCAGCATCAGAGCTATTTGCAGGCGTGCTAACAGGGAGAGCTGCGTACTTAGGGTCAACACCTTCCCCTGGAGAAACCTCAACACCAACACGCTGCGGCTCCGCAGCCGGTGCAGACTTGTTCTTGCCACCCATGACCGTCACGCCGCCCCTTCTTGGACCTCCAGTTGGCTCGTCGTATTCCAGCCCACCACCTGGACGCACTGACATGGTGACACGGTTGCCCGTCGCGGGATTGATGCCGTAGTCCACCCCGCCCAATCCGAACCTACCCTTGAACTTCCCAACGTTCTTTGGTGGGTTTATGATGTTTGGGTCGGCACCACGCATCCGAGCATACTCTGGATTTTCTGGGTTAAAATAGTTGGTCCCAGGGCTCCTGTCCATGTTGGCAAGATCGTAAGCCGTATCCAGGTTGCTGCCCAGGGCGGCGTTGAAAGCAGCATCACGTCCATTGGTCGCAACTGGCGGCTTAGCTGCCGCAGTCGGGGCTGCTTGCTGCCGAATGTAGTTTGCGCCGGCTTCGTCGTAAAGGCTCGGATCACCGAGGAACTTGCCGTCTGGACTGTACACGCCGGTGCTCTTTGATTTCCAACCGCCAGAAGCCTGACCAGCAGGTTGACCAGCAGACTGACCGCCACCAGGAGCGATGGAGATGTAGCCCCGCTTGCCCTTCTTCTCGGGCTGCTGTTGTGCTGGCATAGCTGGCGTTTGCATTGGAGCAGGCTGCTGCTGCATAGGTTGTGCAGTGTTTGTCAGCACGTTCGGCGCACCAAACACTTCTTGCGGGGTGTAATCCCCTGGCTGATACGCACCTGGACCGGCAGGAGCGTTGGATTGCTGAACCCCACCCAAATCAGGCTTAAAAGATCCGTCGCTCATTTGCACTGCACCCACCACCGTGCCATCTGCCAGCTTGTATTTTGGAGGGTAGCTTTCAAGCTCTGCAATAACTCGCTTTGGATCTAGCCCACCACTAGAAATCGGCACAGCAGCATTGCCCATGTTTGCCGTTGGCTGCATCCCGCCTTGTGCCATCACTGGAGACCCACCAAACGTCGGCTGACCTCCAGAGTACGACGCTTGGGGTTGACCCGCTGGTGCTGCCGCAGGAGCGTTTGGCTGAGGCTGCGACAGGCCTTGCAGGAACTTCTGCTTCGCCAAGTAGTCGTTGTGCATCTGCGCCTGGATGTTCTCTGGAGTAACAGGGGTGTCTGGACCTGCCGCTTCGAGCCTAGCCTGCGCGGCTGCATACGCATTGGCGTAGTTCTTCTCGTCGCTGAAATACTCAGCCTCAGTCATGGGTGGCTTCGTTTGCAGTGCTGCTGGACCCATCTGCTGCATCATCGGCTGAACCTTGCCAGTCGACCTGGACATTCGCATGCGGGATTGCAGGTTCCCCAATGCTTGCGCTCGTTGAGTGCCGTCGATGTTCGTGTCTCGCATGATCTGCCTCATGGCACGCTGATCTTGCCGTAGCGCCCTGACCGTATCGGGATCGTACAAACCGCTACGGATCTCCTGCTCGAGCATTGCGTCGTCTTCCCCGATCGACGGCTCACGCATCTCCCGCATTGCACCCATCGCGCCCATGCGCTGCATGTCGTACTGCTGGTCTTGCGTTCTCTGACGCATCTGCTGGTCGGCTCGCTGCTGCTGGAGGACCATCGCCATGCCGTACTTGGTCCGTGGGTTCTCTTGTTCTGGCGCAATTCCAGCGGCTTGGTGTCTGAGTACGATCGGCATTTACAGAATCCTTAAATCAAACGTTTGTGTTTTAACCAGCCACTTGCTGGGTCCGAATGTAATCTTTGATCAACGCCAAGCGATTCGATGCGCTAGAAAAGTGAACAATATAGGCGTTTTCCAGTCCATCGGCAAATCCCGAGTACCAGTATTGCCAGTTCCATCGATAATCGAGGTGCCTGAGCGAAGCCCCAAGTGCGACCAAATCGTCGATCTGCTTGCCTACCCACACTTGCTCTGCGCAGTGCATGGTGCCAATGTCAACTTCCGGTCTGCGCCAAATACCGCTGGATTCCCGGCGACACAGGACCACGCCTGAGTTGACCGAACGCTCCGTGTCCTCGATCTTCACTTTTGAACGAGACTCGACGGACTTTCGCTCTTTCGTCATCCATTCTCGATGTCGGTGTGAAAACTTGCTGGATTCGTCGCAAATACCGATCGATTCGGGATTCTCATCAAAAATAGACGGCGATTGCTCTCGGACCACGCAATCGGCATCCAAAAACAGCGTTTCGTCATACTGGCTCGCAAAATGACCCGTGCGGAACTTCTCGAGCCCCCACCAGTCCTCTGTGTCGTTGTCGAGTCCAATGAAGTCGGCTCCGCACCGATCGGCGTAAGCCTGCATGAGCGGCCACGTCTCCTTGGCTATCTCTAGCATCTCAAGACCAACGGCGACAGACACAATGCAACGAGTCTTGCTTGTGGACGGCCTGCGGTTACGCCAAAGCACGTAGGCACGCTCCATCGACACAACAGGCTTCTCCAATGCTGTATTCACTTCGTTGTGAAACTCCACGGTCCACTCAAACCACTCCTCGGGAGATCCGTACCTCGGCGGGAGTCGGATCAAAATCGCAGCAACCTTCTTGCGGCACTCGCAACCTGCTGGCATGTACCGCTTCCACTTCTCGAAAGCTTCGGGAGTCCCGAGCTCAATGCGATGCAGCTTCGACCACGCTCTGCGTCCCTCAATGGCTTTCTTCGCCTCGCGGTCAAGAATCACATTGCCACTGATCGGCTTGACTGTTACGGTAGTCAACCAGCCTCGCTTGCCAAGCACGGCACCACACGTACAAACGTATGGACGGATGTCATTTGAGCAAGCCTTATCGCAATGCGGACAGCTACACACCACTGCAATCTCTCCTTGAGCAACAGTCATCGGAACTTACCGTAACGTAGTAGCCGCACGAACCAGTCCCGAAGATAGTGTCGCGACAAAGGCAAGCAAAATCTAGCTCGGTTATCACGTATGGACCAAAAAGGAAGCATGACTCCCCCGTCTCGCTCGCACATCTGTAGTCGATCGGGTTGCGAGTGCTGGTGCCTTCACCTGTCTGCGTGCAACCGCCAATGTTCGCCAGCACGTACTTATTGATCCCTGTCGCAGCAGCGCAAGAAAACTCGACGATGAACTGACCACAACACTGCTGCTCATCATGCTTCCACGCATTGCTAACTCGATCGTACTCGATCTGAAAGCAACACGGCTCGAGGTTTATCAAGCGAGCACAATCTTCTGGGTCAGGCCAAATGCAAACGTTCAGCACTGCGGGTAGTTCAATCTGGTTGTCGGTTCCTTCTTCGGTGTTGTCGTCGCAAAGGCACAATCCGCATCGCGGACAATTAAGATCTCTGGTTTCAGGTGGGTTGCTGTTGTAGTGCCGATAGAACTCAAAGTTGTCGGCGAGCATGTCTTGTTCGCTCATCCCAAAGCCGCTGTACCATCCATTTGCAAACAATCCTGGCGACTCCATCGACACGGAGCCAAGTACGGAATTGTCGACACCGGCGCAGAAGCTATCTTCGTCGATTGTCGCCCAGAGACGCCTTGAGTCTCCCGTCTCGGAGAAAACTTGCAGTTGTTTCAAGATCGATTCGCTGCCTCCGCTGCCAACTCCAAGTCGGATCCAACTCCGGTCGGCGGGATCCGCAGACCCTCCAGCAGCCCCACCAAGCCGCTCGTACTCCGCGAAGTAGTACGAAGTCGCCTCGCACTCTTCCGGATCGCCCGAGACCGTCCTGACGACGTTTAGGTAGATTCGCCACTTCTGACCGTCAGAGTATTCCGAACCAGCTCGGTTCTCTTCCTCTTGAGTCACCACAGAGACGTACATCGAGCCAACTTCGTCAGGGTGCTTCACGTTGCAGATCGCTTTCGCGTCTGGGACTTCGCACCTGGCTCTCCACGTTGGGGTATCCACGATGTAGTAGTCGCCAGGAGTGTCGCACCAACCCTTGCCTGAGAACGGAGCTGAGACTCGATTACCCAACGGAGTTCCCGTCTCGTCTCTTGTGAAGTCGTCGGAGAAGATCAGGCATTCGTTTGAACAGCAGCACTTTTTCCAAGCCATGTTATGCTCCGCTACATTCGCAGTCGTTCTCGCCGCTTGGCTCGCACTCGCAAGCCTCTATCTCCTCGGGATCGCACTTGGCGTTGATGATGTAGTATTTACCTTCTTGAAACATGACGTACCCTTTCGTGCCTGCCAGCATTCCGTCAAACACTCTATTCGGGTCGTTGATCGTTGCAGTGTGCGGCCAGTAACCCGACATTTGCCTGACGCACGCCTCGCACGAATCCGAGTCGGTCAAGTCCTCAGTCGACTGGAACCGAAACAACTTGTTTTCTGTGTGGACAGCTATCCAGTTGATCACCTTGCCGTTGTGATCCCGAAGAATTGCTATTTCATCCTCGAGACACTTCGGGGGACCGCCGTAGGGAGATCCGTCGACCACACCTGGGTTTTGACCAAGCCGCCACTTAACCTCGACAGGCGACGGTGGTACGTAATGTACGTCGATATCTGCCGTCCCTTGGGTTGGCAGGAAAGCTGGAAAAACCTCTCCGATGCGGTATCGCTTGGCTCCACCGGAGGTCACGCGACACCCAAAAGGCTTGGCTACCGATATCCCAGGCTTCTCGGCGCTGTTCTCTTTGTAGTCGATGAACTTCAGGATCCTCGGATCGAATCCACGGCAAACGACGTAGTTCGGATATTTGTCCTCGCAAGCCACTTGCATCATCGCACAGTACGGCCAATCGCCGTGCATCTGCAAATCATCATGATCGCCACGCATCGCGTTGTACGGCGGCGGCACTTGAAACCCTGGCGTTGGACGTCGTCTTTTACGAAACATCTTAGTTTGGCGTCAGCCAACCCCCTCCACTGTCCCCGAGTCCGGCAATCATCTTCGCCATGTCGTTCCATTCAGGTCCGATGTCCTGGCGACGCTCGACGAATGCGTAGACCGCCATAAGCAGCTTGTTCCGCTCGTCCAACTGGTAGGTCATCAGCCGCATGTTCTCAGCGGCAACACCCTTCCAGCCTTCGAGACGCTGAACCTTTGCGTTGACCATCTCGGCAATCGCACGGTGCTTGTGATCGGCGAGCGTGTTGGCGTTCTGCATGAGCAGCACCGCGTATCGTTCTTTGCCAGACATCAGCGAGGTCAAAGCAGCTTGTAGTTGCGACAACAGGGTGTGCTTCTCGGACATCTCCACCTTGGTTACATCCTGAGCCGAAACATACTGACGCTGGATTCCCTCAAGGAACTGAGCCTCGATCTGCTGGATCCGCTCATAACGTCGGTTGGCTTCTTCCGTACTCCACTTGGCGAACACGTCCCGAAGTTGGTAAATCCGATCGACCGAATCGATTGTCCGCTGTCTGACATCCTGGAGTTTGCCGTACAGGTTCGAAGCAATCTCGACACCGTACTTGGAGTTCGAGTCCTTGGCAGCAAATATCGCCTGCCGGCCAGCAAGGATCCGGTTGGTGGCATCGCTGCGGAGCGAGTAGATACTATTGACAAGCGAGGCTTGGTATCTGATCACTTCCTGGCGAACTGAATGCAACCGATCGGTGCCGTCCAGCCGCCTTGACCGCATTGCAACTTGCTGCTCGTAAAGCTTGTGCTGGTTGTCCAGTTTCTCGCGGTTCAAGCGGTCGTTAAGTTCTTGGATATTCTCGTCACGGTCCCTGGTGTTGCGAGCCGTGATGTCGACCGGAATTGTCGACGTGTACAATCCTTTGCTCACCAGCATTTGCATTTGAGACGAAAGGCTACCTGCGAACTGCTCGTTGATCCTGGCTAAATCCGTCTGTCCGAGGTTGACTAGGAAGTTTCGAGCGATCGGTGCGTGCGTGTCGTAGTCGGTTTGAAGCAGAATCAGTATCGCGTTGTAGTCTCCCGCATACTGAGAAACCAAACTTCCCGTTTGCGTGCTGAGTGCATCAAGATCTTCTGCCACCTGTTCGTAGTCAGTCTCAAGCAACGTGAGTATCGCATCTACTTGCGCAACGTAGATATCAACGTTCGCCTGAACCAACGCGAGTTGTGACGCAATGTCAGCCGCGTGAGCCGTGTAGTTGGTCGCCAGGATGCCGAACTGCTGGTTGTAATCTGCGATATGGCTATCGAGGTCGGAGTCGAGGGATGAGATCTTCGACAAGACATCACCCAGGTACGTTGCAAAGTTCTGGTCGAGCTCCGCAAGTTTGCTGTTGTAGTTATTGACGAATGTCGCCAAGTTCGCGGCTTGTACGGTGAAAAGCGATTCAATCTCCGAAGCGTTGTCAGTGGCATTGGTCTCCAGGTCGCCAAGCCTATCGAGCATTTCCCCCAACGCAATCTTGGAGTTGTTTGCGTCGATGACAATCTGAGCCTGATTGTCGTTAATCATCGCCTCAATTGCGTTCATGTACTCATCGAGGTCGGACAGGAACACACCTGACTGCGCGTTTTGCTCGGCAATCTGAGCATCAAATTGGACTTGAGAACTGTCGACCATCACCTGCATGTTTGCAAGTATTTCGGCGTACCTGACCTGGTTTTGATCTCTCGCGTTGTTTGCCTCGATGGTGTAGGAGTTGCAGAGAGCCAACAGCACCCCAGGAGGATACAAGCCTTGCTTCTTAACCGAAAAATAGTTCGTTGGCGGGACGGTGGTGTTGTCCTGCCGAATGTTTGTAATCTCGAACCCCTGTGCAACAAGCCATCCCATAACGTTTTCTGGGATGTCAGAAAGTGTTTGAGTTGTGAACCATTGCGCAACCGAAGTAAACGGATTGGCAATGTCTGGCAGCTCGTAAAAAAACTGGTTAGGCGTAACCTCTGGTACTACAGATACGTCATTTTCAGTCGACATTATCCACCCCTTTCGTTAAGCGTTCGCAGCTTTGGCTGTCATGTCAAACACCGTCCAGGTGTCAATCGCAGAGCAAAAACACCGAACCCCCTTGCTGGCTGGGATAACAATACCTGCGTTTGCTGCTTGACCGTTCAACACCCCAGTTGTTGCAGGGTACAGCTTCGCAGCAGTCGCACTGGTGTTGATCACTTCCATGATGTCACCTGGAGCACCAGTCGGCAACTTCACCCCTTTGGCTGCACTATCCGAGGTAATGTACGTTGTGTTTGTAGCTGCCAAAGCTGCCGCATCCAAGTAAGTGCTTCCAGTTGCCGCAGTTGCTATTGCTGTGGAACTGGACGAAGGAGCCCAAGTTCCGTCACCACGCAAGAACTGCCTTGTGTTGTTGCTAAGTTTCGGCAAAAGACCGTGCGCAGACGAGGTGGCGTTCAGGTCAGTGTTGTCGTCGCAAGCCGTGAAATCGTCAAGTTTGATCGTCTTGGCATCGAGTAAATAGCGGCTGTCCCACAGGTCGCCAACAGTCAGCTTTCGAGGTGTGCCAGTGCCGATCATGTACAGAATATCAGCGTCAACCGCAGTGGTCGCAGCCGTCAACCCTGTGACGTGAGCTGGAAGTGCATCCCAAAAGTTTGACCGCAGATTTGCGAGCGTAACTTTCGTGTTCGTCGCTCCCTCGTCGACAAGAAACAGGTCGCCATCGGAAAGTGCTGCTGCCGTCAACGCACCCACATCGATGCTACTCGTCACAATGCCAGCAACGTAGGTGGCAAGAGCTCCAACGTCCAGTTTGTAACTCGTCGTGCTTCGTCGCATCCACAGGTCATCGCCAGCCTGAACCGCAGGACTTGCATCAGCTTTATCCCACATCTCGGTTTCGATGTAGGACGCAATGTTTGCTCCAGTGATCCTCTTGGGGGTGGTCCCTTCGATGACATAGAACGTGTCGGCGTCCTCGAGTGCCGTCAAGGCCGTCAAGCCAGACACGTAGGTCTGGAAGTCAACCCAGAGCTTTGTCTCAAGTTCCGCTAAGGTGGCTTTCTTGGCTGTTGAACCATCCCCGACCAGGAATAGCGATCCCGAGGCAAGCGAAGCACTCGTCAAGCCGGTAAGGTCAAGTACGCTCGCCTGCACGCCAACGAGAGCAAACGTCTTGAGTTGGTCGACTGTGACGCTGAAAGTGACCCCGCCCCTGCCGATCGTAATCTTGTCGCCAGTTGCCACTGGGTTCCCGCTTGCTGCCGACCATCCAGAAGCCAGGACATAGGTAGCCAACTGGCCGATATCCATTTTGTTCTGCACTCCCGATCGGAAGATCAGGAAGTTGTCTCCAGCCACTCCGCTACCGGCGCTCGCCGCACTATCCTGAGTCCCTACAACGTATGACGCGAGATTTGCTCCAGTTGCCGTCCTTCCTGTTCCGCTTCGCTCGAGAAGAAACACATCGGTTGCGTTCGCCGCCGCTCCGAGCGCCGAGTAGGTATCCCATGCGCCTGAAACAACGCTGGCTCCAACTTTGCCTTGCACGTAGGTCGCGATCGTTTGCGCTGTGACTTTGCTTGCCACCCCGCTATCGCTCACGTAGAACGTGTCCGCATCAGCGAGCGTTGCAACAGCCGAAAGACCAGCAACATACGCTAAGAACTGCGAGTGGACCCTCGCCGCAATGTCAGCAAACGTCGTCTTGCGTGCAGTCGTGGTTTGCGCAACGACGTACTGATCCGTGTCAGCCAATGTTGCAGCAGACAAGCTGGCGATTTGATTCCCGAGGGAAACAGCCGAGGAGTTGAGGAACGTCTTGACGTTATCGATATCGATCTGCTTGAGAATGCCGCCGTCGTTGAACACCAACTTGTCGCCAGAGACGATCGTCGCGCTCGTTTCAATCGCTTCGAGTTTGTCCACCACCCAATTGAAGAAGTTCTGAGCCGTGATGATCTTTTCGATGTCCGATTGAAACACGTTGAGTTCATCGGCGTCAGCAACCGTTGTGATCACTGGAGCTTGATGGAGCGTGTCGACGACAAATGCGGCAAGCAATGTCGCCGTGACATGACGAGACGTCGTGCCGTCAAGCACCGGAACCTTTTCTGGTCCCGTAAGCGTATCGACTGGCAAGCCAGCAATCCATTCGGAGAATGTCACATCAGGCACGATCTACCTCCACGCCCCAGAAGGCTCTATCACTGCACTCGCACCTTCCCACGCCCAGTTGCCACTTGCAGCCGAGATGAGCAGGATCATGTATTTACCCCTGGCGCGAGGGTAGCAACGGTGATTTACACCTGCCGTCCAAACGCCGCTACTGTGAACATTCGATGGCGTAGTGCCAGCAACCAAAGCCTCAATCGCCGCTTTGGCGTTGATGCTCACTTGCTCTGCCGTATCAGCCACCATAACCCTCCAGGTGACATTCACACTCCCAGAAGCGGTGATGCCATGCAACTGAATCAACCTGCCGTAGCTGTTGCTGTTCCCGAGTTGAATTGGACCCAGAGCGACATGCGAGCTGGAGTTCCCAACCTTGAACGGCCAGAACCCCATGCGCTCGGTATCGAACATCCAGGAAACCGCCGCTGACGGTATATGAATGCGCACCGACCGAGTTTCGTGGTCGTATTCCAGCACAGTGGACGCATCAGCAACCCCTGTGAGTTGCTCAGGGACAACATCCTCGGAGATCGCTTGCAGACCGTCACCAGACGCCGACACGGTGTAAAGACCATGCGACGACAGGAAGTAGTACCGATCGAGGTGATCACGGCACCAAGCCTTTGGACCCACCATGCCGACTTCTCGAGAAACGTTTCGCAACGTTCCATCAGCAGTCGGATCCCCCTGAACCACCCAAAGCGAACCGCTCGTTGCCGCCAACAGATAAGCGTCTTTGTGCGGAATCAGTGCCACAATGTCAGTTCCGATCTCTCCAGCCTCGGACAACTGGATAACAAACGGACGCGCCATGTCGCTGACGTCAGCACTCAACGACCAATCGGTGTAAACGCCCTGCCGGCTAGCGAAGATAATCCTTCCCGAAGGACGGATGAATCGATCGCGATAGACGCATTGAGCACCGTGGGACGCCGGAGCGTTTGATCCTGGATCTACGTAAACCACCCCTCCACTGTGAACCGCAGCAACACCAGAGCTCGCAACAATGCGATTCCCGCTGTCGTCTACAATCGCATTGCTACCGCTGACAAAGTAGTTGCTTTGTGTCGCAGGCACCGATCCAGCAGCAGAAGGGGACCAAGATCCTCCACGAAGGCGACCCTGGAAGTCCTCCATGCGACAATTGACAGACCAAGGACTGAAATACCGATCGCGCCTGCCCACTTCTTGACGAAATGAGAAGCGTCGATTCACGCCCGAGGGGAATAGTATCTCTTTGGTTGGCATGTCAACGATTAAGCTGCGGCTTCGAGTCCTGCGGTGGTTCCGTTGCCGGCGATGGTAAACGCCTTCCACGAAGTCGCAGACTCGCAGATGCAAATAACCATCTGGTTGGCAGCAACCGCCGACTCAGCAGCAGCACCAGTGCCTCCGTTAATCGCAATCGTTGCTGGAGCCGTGGTTCGCAACTCGCCTCCAGTTGCCGCGCCGGCAATGATGACGATCTTTCCTGGCTCTGGATTCGGAAGAATCAAGATGTTGTTCGCGTTACCCCAGGTTGGGATGACGAACTGAACCAACCGCTCGTCAGGGATTTGAGTTCCAGCCGTCGAAGCGATCAACGGAACCAAACCAGGACCGTTACTGCTAAACGCACCAAGCAACTCATTCAAAATATTATGCTCCGACATGCTTACTCTCCTTTGAGTAAAAAATCAATCTTTCATGGTGATGCCAGCAACACCCGCAGCGTTGCCGACGATCTTCAAAAAACTTGCGCCAATCAAAGCCGCTGGGAACGCGTAATTGTACCCTGCCGCCACGGTCGACGTAACGTCAGCATTCGAGCCATCCCTGACTTGGGTGTAAACCCCATTGTCAGTCAAGCTAGCATACCAGTTCAATGTCGTCAGAGACGAACCCGCAGGGATATGTACCCTCCCAGTTTCGGAGCTACTGAAATCAATTACTGAACTCGCGGCAATCGAGGTTCCAATCGTCACCGCTGGAATCTGAGCACTGTATCGTTGTGTTGTCACTGAATCTGTCCTCCAATTGTCAACCGTCCAATTCGCTGTTCTCGGCTACGGTAATCATAATCGAAAACGCTACGATTTCCATACTCGCCGCGGGGTGCATCTGGTCCTAAACTTGTCGGACTTGACCGTTCCATGTCATTTCGGATGGCTAAAGCGATCATTTCCAGGAATCGCTTCTCGTGAACGTGCTCCCTCTCCTCGTAGTTGTGCTCTGCCGAAGCCAAGCAAGCCTCCAGGATGACTTGACTCAACATCTCCCCTCCAATGGGGTAGGGGTTTGCTTCGCTCAGATCTACTGGACGCAAGATCATCGGAACCCGCAGGACGTAAGCTGCATCAGGCGCAGGGTAAAACGCAAGCGACTTTCGGCTCCCCACGGTTGGGTCGAATCGATCGGTCCTTACTGAGTAGAAGCAAGGTCGCCCGAACTCTGTGTTTTCGGTCTCGAGCTTTCTAACTGTCGTGTCGTGCCTTTGTTTCACCGATGGATACCATTGGTCTGGACCTGGGTAAAACGTGAGGTCGCTGTCGTTTGCGATCGAATCGAACGCTACGTCCATAGGAATGTCAGTTCTTGCGATCTGATAGGCAGACGCACTTGACACCGTGACAGTCGTATCGTCGAGTGTTACCTGCGAGTTGCTTTGCCGGCTCGCCACTGAGTAGTATTTGCTTGCAAGGCGAATGATTCCGTTTGCCACCCACGAAGGAAACGTCCCTCCAACGAGCGTAACAACACCTGCTGCCACGGTTACAGTTCCCGTTGCGTAGGGTGCCGTAGTCGCCACGTCCACCAAGGGTCTGAAGAAAGACCACTCGTGCGCCGAGTAAACACGCCGCAATCCATCGCTGATGCAATAGCCGATCCGCGTAAGCTGATCAGGCGAAAACGCCGCACCTGCCTCTGCGCCGAACAAATAGTGACCAACCCTACTTACCAAACTTGAGTAGCTTGCGGGACCGCTGACCGAGCTCGTGCGAGCAGGGAAGTCCAGTTCGAAGCGATACGTTGCGCCGTCATAAACAAACTCGACGTAAGCGGTGTAGTCGACATTGACCACATCGCTGAACTCGTACTGGTACGTTCCGGTAGAGACCAAGGTCATTGCCGTTCCATCAGCCACAACTACGGCGTTTGTGTCGTTCCTTTTGACCCCAAAGGTACCCGTTGGATCCGATAGCAATGCGGAAGTAACGTCAGTCGGAACCCCGTCTACCTTGAATACTTTGCGAATTATGCGAGCCATGGCTACTCCAGTGTTATGCTCCGGTCTTCAACCGTGAGATTAGTGACGCCCCCAGCACCACCACCGCTAGTCCAAGCCGCATCTCCGCGATCTCGGATCGCTTCGAGCGAGTCTGTCGTCTCGTTGAAGCTCGCCCCGGCTGCTGTAGCGTTGATCTGCGAGCGAGTGGTCGAGTCAGCGGTCTTACCTGCAATGGCTCCGAGCCAGTTGGCTAGAGACGTAATCCCTGCAAACTTGATCGCAACGGCGGCCAACGCTGTGCTGGTAGCCAAACCGTTTTGGATAGCCGCGATTGAGTGAACGTGGTTGGTTGGCTTGATAATAAACTCATCGCCAACAGTAGGAGCAACGGTAAATGGTTCTTCGACCGTGAACACCCCATTGGTATTAACGTAGCCGAGAATCGGACTGTTCTGCTCGTTGATCGCCGCCGAGTTTGTAAACACCAAAACAGCGTGCTTGAAGGCCCCGGTCGGGTAGTTCACGTTACTCGAAAAGCTCGTGGTCGTTGGCGTCACTGCATTGGTCACAGTACCTTCGACAATCGTGTTTGCCTTCTTAATAATGCTGATGTACTTTGCAAGGCTGTGAGCAACCCCATCGTGATCGTCGACGCTTTCCTCTAGGACAGCATCGGCGATTTGAGCAGCCGTTGGAATGTCCGAAACCGCCGCAGGGTTTGCAGGTAAGTTGACTGTTTTTGCCCCAATTGCATCAGCACTGGTTTGACTGGCCCTACTGCTTACCGTTGCGTTCAGGTTGTCGAGGATCCACTTTCCGATCGAACCAGCAGTTGTTAGGCCCGAAGTAAGAAAATCCCAAAACGATTGGATTGCTCCTGCCGTGAGTGTTGCGACCGTCACTTGACCGCTTGCATTTCCAGTCGGCAAAGCTCCGCTACTTCCCTGCGCGACGTTAGGCAGCGATGTAAGACCTAGCCGAACCGGATCGCTGTAATCCGCTGCATCAAGCTCAATCATCAGGGTGGTTGCAAGCATGTTCGTCACTCCGCGAACACGCAGAGCAACCCACTCGACGCCAGCCTCCGAAGCGTATGCCGCATCCGGGAAATCAACCTCGTAGTTCCCCGCTGGCGATCCATCCGCGACAATGCCACCCGACAGATAGCTTCCGAGCGTTTTTCCTGATTGCGGTGTCACGCTTGTCCAGGTTGACTGGCCTTGTCTGCGGTACTCCATCACCAATCCAGGCGATGCCGACGTAACACCGCTGAGCCCGTCGCCCGTTGATGACGTTGTGTCCGCGAAGAAAAAAGGCGTAGAGAATTGTGTCTTTCCCCTTGTGCGCTTATTGAGACTCACAACAGACCTCCATTCATCGCCCTAGGCAAAATCAAGCCGCCACCGCCACCGCCAAAACTCGGCCCGTCAAACTCAAAGAGCTGATAGACCCGTGTTGAGCTAGCCGCTGCCGTTGCCACCGTGGTAGCTGCCGTTGCCCAGTTCGATAGCTGGCTTGCGTTGGTGTCGTGCAAAACCGCTTTCCAAGCGCCGCTCGATGATTCCACCGCCACGTTCGCCATTCCGCTCGGAGGTGTCTCTAGGGAGTTCGCTGAGTTCAATTGCATGGCAATTCCGATGTACCAATTGTCCAGGCTACCGTCGCGATACACCAATCCGTTTGTTAGCGCTGGAAACGATACCGAAGTGCCTGTCGCGTTTGCTCCGT